TTATTGACCCAGATTGCCCAACAAATCAGCCTGCACGATCTCGATCCAGTATTCGTCCGGGTCACTGATGAACGCCACGTGCTTCATGCCCTTGTCCAGTCGTTTGACGAACGGCACGCCCAGCGACTCGAAGCGCTGGCAGGCCGCTTCGATATCCGGCACCGAAAAACAGATATGGCCGAAACCGCGAGGGTCCTTGTTGCCGTTGTGGTATTGCGAATCATCGCTCTCGGTGCCCCAGTTGTGGGTCAGCTCCAATACCGATTCGCGCCCGAAGGTGTGGCTCATGCGCGCCGATGCATCGTCCGGCACCTCGCTGCCCCGGGTCATCGCCAGAAACAGCAGCGAGAACTTCGCCTCGGGAAAGTCCACCTTGCGCAACAGTCGCATGCCCAGCACCCGCGTGTAGAAATCCAGCGAACGCTCGGGATCCTTGACCCGCAACATCGTGTGGTTGAACACGTAATCCTGGGTGACGGCATCGGGCGCGAGGCACACACCGGGTTGAGTTTCGCTGACGAAGGACATGGCAGGCTGCTCGTTGTGGGTGGTCCACCAGTGTAGGAAGCACGGGAGCGGGGCGGGTAATACCCGATTACTACGAACTCTCAGATGCCGCAAATAACCCTGTGGGAGACCTCGGAGGTCACGACGGCAGCGATGGCGGTGTGTCAGACCGAACGCGTTCGCGGTCGTCGTGGCCTGCGACTGCTCCCACAGGACTCGCATCGCCCGATCGACCGCTTATAACCACGTAGTAGACCGCTACTATTGCTAGGTTCCTGAGAGGCCTTGTTTTACGGGGCTTTGCGATATCCCCCAAAACCTCCCCAATACTCCCCCAAAATTACCCGTAGGCAACGTCGATCCACTCGGTGCCGCGGCCGTCCTTGTAGAGATCAGTCATTGCTGCGTTTTTGTGTCCAAGCAGGCGTTGCGGATCTCGTCCCTCTTTTGTGTGCAGCCTGGCAGAGAGCGAACGCATTTCGTGAAACGATGGCGGGGTGCCTTCAAACACGATGCCTGCCTTTTCCGCTGCCTTGTCCCTCGCAGCAGCAAATCCCATCGTCATTGCGTTTAGCGACACCGGATTTCCCGCGCTCGCGCTGGTGGATCTCCGGCCGTGGTGGACAAAGTTCTTCGAAACCACGCTGTCGCGGCAAGTCTTGATGAGATCCTTTAGGCTCAATCCGACGCAGTCCAGTGTCAGGTCAACGCTGATCCTCAGTCGCGCGTGTGTCTTCGCCTGAACGACATGCAGCGCCCCATCAAACACCTCGCGGAACTGCATCTTGTGAATGTCCTCGCGGCGCTGCCCGGTCAGTATCGCAATTTCCATCGCCCGTTTCAGCCAAGTAGGTGCTTCGACATGGATGAGCTTCCATAGCTCCAGGCTGAGCCGCTGACGCTGCACTTTTGTGCGAACGGCGCGGGTCACGGTGACGGGGTTGTGGGTTGCCCAGCCCATCGCCATGGCTTCTCTAAAAAGGTCCTGCAGGAGTGACCTCATGGCTTTCGCCATCTGAGACTTGCCTTCGGCCTCGATCGATTTCACGTAGCCAGATATTTCGAAGGTGGTGATGTCCTTCAGGTCCATCTGGCCAAAGTGCTTGTTCAGCTGATTCAGTCGCCTGCCGATCGTGGCCACGCTCGATGCTGCCAGTCCGCGCTTCCCGTACTCAACGCGGTACTCAGTGACCCACTCGCTGAATATGCGCGCCGGGCCAGAGGCTACGCGGTCAGACAGCTGAGCGGGGTGAGTTGAGCGCAAGATCTGGTTCTGAGTGTGCGCTTCCTGTATTGCGGAGTCCTTGTCGGAGCCCAGGCCGTACACACGACCCGTTTCCGGGTCGCGGTAGGTGAAGTAGGTCTTGCCATTGCGGGAGTCGGTCTTGCGGTAGAGGTTCGGCGGAAGGTCTTTCGAACCTGTTTTACGCGGCCTTGGCGCCATGTCGATCTCTCGCAATTCGTCTGGCAAGCGAGCCAGGTTTCAGGTACTGGGCGGAAAGCTCAACATAATAGCTGCGCCCGTGCTTGAGTGGTGCAGGGAAGATAAAGCCCTCGCGCGCCCACTTGCGCAGGGTGCTGAGCTTCGGCGGTGGGTCGAAGTTCGATTCGCCCCATTTCTCCAGCGATACTTTGGCCATGTTGGCTACCTCCGTCCGGGGTCTATGCGGGGTTGAGTGGTTGCAGGGTGGCGAGATCCAGCAGCGTGAAATGGCCGCTTCCGTCCTTGAGCCATCCGCCGGTGTCGATGTGATAAACGTTGCCCAGCACTGCCGGGCGCTCGATTGGCGTATGGCCGACGACTACGGCGCGCACGTCCGGGATTGGTCGGCAGTCCTGCTGTTCGTACCGGGAGCGCGACCACATGCATGTGTTTTGGGTCAGGCGCAGCCGCTTGTTGCTCTCCGGCGACTCCAGTTCGTCTTTCATCTGCGCCCAGGTATCGAAGACGCAGTCCGCATGCACGATCCCGACGACGCCGCCGGCGGTCTCGACCTCGATGGCGATCGGCAGGTCCTCGAACATCACCTGATAGTTCTGCTGCTCGGTCAGCGGCAGGCCAACGAACCAGACGCCGCCGTTCTGCATCCAGTTTCCGACATCGCAGGTGTCGAAGCGGGCCACGTAATCATCGTGGTTGCCGCGCACCGGATGAAACCACGGCTTGTTCAGCCACTTGATCACGTCTTCGCATTCGGGGCCGCGGTCGACTAGGTCGCCGACACTGAAGAGCCGGTCTACGGCAGGGTCAAAGCCGATGGCATCCAGCGCGGCTTGCAACCGGCTGAAGTGTCCATGGATGTCGCCGACGGCGATGTCACGTCCGGCAGTGTTCCCAGCGAAGCGTTTCACACGCGTCACCTCAATTGTTTCGAGCATTATGGCTCCCGCCCGCCGTACACCGGCAGGCATGTGGATAGATGGGGAAGGGGTTATTCGTTGGCGCTGATCATTTCGCCTTTGAGCACGGCTGTTTCTCGAAGCTCGGTCAGCATGTAGGCGGCGTGTTCGGCGGAAAGGGCGTGAAAGTATCCGGTGAACACCCCATCTGGCGTCTGGAACTCGTAGGTGAAGAGCTTCCAGACCTTTCCGCCGACTTCGCATGCAAGAGGCAGTTCGACACTCGCTGCGTTTCTCATCGGCGCTCTCCTGGTTTACGGAGCGAATCCACACGAGCCACTGCTTCTTCGCATGATTCCTCGCTGGTGTGGCATATGCCGCAGTGAGGGCAGTGGGCTTTGCCGCTGGTATTGGTTTGTTTTACAGGCGGCACCATAGCGGCAGAAGCCCCGTTGATTCCTGCGACCTTTGCCGCCTGCTCAAGTAGTTCGAGATCAGACGTCATGCCGCCTCCTTGACTTGGTCCGGCCTGGGCGCGGGAATGTACATCCCATTGCATCGCCACACGCCGAAGTCATCGACAGTGCATTCAGCCCAGCGCTCTGGGTTGCCGTACTGGGGTGGGAAGTAAACGAGGTAGGTCATGCTGCCTCCTTTGCGCCGATTTTCGCGGCTGCAACTGTGATTGCTCGGCGAAGGGCGCCTAGGCGCCCAGCCTCATCAATCCATCCGATGATCTCGCCAATACCGAGCCGATCAGCACAGACGCTTTTCTGCTTCGGGAACCACTCAACGTTGATGTCGAGGGTGGCTGCGAGCCGGAAAGCGTCGCCATCCTCGCTGAGCGGACGCCAGAGTCTTGAGGTCTTGCGATTGCCAATCCGCAGGCAATTGCGCCTGGATTCATAGCAGAGAATGGGGCCGATACCTGCCGCCCTGGCTGCCATCTCCAGCAGCGCCTGATCGGTCATGCCGCCTCCTGCCCAACAGCGATGGCGCGGGCCTGCTGCTCGGTGCTGCGCATCAGGTGCTGGACCTTGCCGTCACATTCAACGTCCACCCAGAAGAAACCGGCGAAGCGGTACGGGCCTTTGATGATCCGGGTGATGGTCATCAGCATTCGCTCCAATTCAACTCTTGTGTGTACTCGTCGTGGCCACAATCGATAATTCCGGGCGGGATGTCGTTGAAGTCGATCTCTTTCAGCCGCTGAAGAGACAGCGTGGCGCGGGACTGCGATAACGCCAGATGACGAAGCTGCCATTTTTTGCGAGCCATGAATGACGAAAGGGCGCGCTTCTTATCCAGGTAGCAATGACTGATTCGCCCCTGAACCTGATAGACGCGCTTGCGGGCCTTCATGAGGGCCGTATGCCCGTAGCTTCCCGGCTTCGAGCCTGCGTACATTTCGTGGCAAAACTCAGGGACCACGTACCAGCAGAGCGGGGTTTCGCCGATCACGTAATACCGGCGCTCGCAGATGTGGACGCCTTTTTCGTCTACCTCGTCTTCATACCGATACAGAATTGTCATGGCTTCACCTGACTTGCCTTGCGGCGTGCGTCATGAAATGCAAAAACCTCAGAGAGCCCGGTGTCGATCCCCTCTACCTCGCGATCGAAGTACGCTTGCGCATCGTGCTCGTCCTCGGGCGGTAACTCGCCCGGACCAGCCAGCCCGTTGAAAATCCATTCCATACCGTTGCCACCTGACTCGTCCGCGATCACAGCAGACTTCATGCCGAGCAGGTAGCGTCCGAATGTCAGATCCAGTTCGCGGATGCGCATCTTCGCAACGACTGCTGCATCCTCTAGCTCATCAACCCGCTGATCCGCCACGTTCAAGCGCTGCTGGAGTGCGGCGTTCTCGGCCTGCAGGCGGGTGACGTGAGCATCATGCACATCAGCCATCACCACCGATGGACCGTGCGGCTTGTAATCGATCTTGTTTCCGTCCTCGGACAGCATTTTCACGACGCTGTAGCGATGTACCTTTGGCGCTGGACCATAAGGCGGCAAAGCGGTAGCCAGCACACCTTCCATTTCCTTCAGGCAGTCCTGCGCATCCAAGCAGTAGGCCGGATCAAATCCGCCCCGCAACCACATCACCTTCTGGCAAGCATCCAAGTCGCGATGCCACTTCTTCAGCTGCGCCATGGGCACAAGCTTCCACTCACCGCTGACAGCGGCGTTCTTCGTTTCTTCAGGCATGGCGATATCCCTGTAACCCATACAGGTTACTTTTAGAGATGTAACCTCTGGAGGTTACTGTGGGGTTGGTCAGAGTTGTTGCATGAGGCGGCGACCGAGCCAGCGCACGACCGTTACGGCCTTGCTGTTGCCGATAGCTTTGTAGCGGGGACCGTCCGGACATTCGGCAGCAGGCTTGCCGCGCCAGGGGATCAGCGTGTAGCCGTCCGGAAACCCTTGAAGTCGCTCGCACTCGGTAGGAGTTAGTCGGCGAACCGAACTGGCAGCAGAAACAACATTGGGGCCCAGGGCGGAATCTGTGTTATCGACCTGCTTGCCGTAATTGCTGGTTAGGGTTTGCGCCACTTCGCGGCATGCAACAATCGGCTGTCCGCGCCCAGTCCCATCCTCACTTCCGTCGAACCCCTCAGCCTTGAGCGTGTGAGTCACCTCCCCAGTAATGCACACAGCAACCTGGCCCCCGGCGTTGGCATGGCTGGCGCTGTGGTTCATTGCTCGCAGGGTGGGCGAGAGCAACCCAGCGTCGGCGCCGTGATCCTTGCAGCTGAAGGCGAGGACGGCGTTCTCTTGGCCGTGGTTGCGCCCGAGCGGGTGGGCCTTGTTCTGCAGAACGTAGGGGTCCTGAGTGCCGTGCACCACCAGCAGGCCGGCTTCGGCATCCTGTTGAGTGGCGCTGCCAGCGGCTTTACCGCTTGCTTGAAGTGTTCCAGCAAGCAAGTGTCCGGCTTGCGCCTGATTATCATCTGCTCCGCACGTTCCAACCCCGCAAGCAGTTAGAGCCGAAACCGGAGGCATGAAGAAGGTTTCACTTTCCATGTCCAAACGGCTGTCCTTCGCGGTCAGGGTTGCTGACCTCTCCACCGATCCGCCAAGACTGTGCCCACCGAACGCTGGAATTCCGCCGAACATCGTTACCGCTGGGCCTTCGTCGCCCTCGCAGTTCATGCAGCCGTAGTGACCGAGTTCTTCGGGAAAGACGTGTCCGCATCCGCACTGGAGCGCAGGGCCGAAAGGAGCTGTTCCGGTAACGTCCTGCCCCTCGCCTCGGCGCGGCGCAGTATCCCTGCGCACGCCTTCGCGCTCAAAAAGTACCTCAAGGGGATTGAACCCTTTTCTAGCACTTGCGACAACGAACACACGGCGCCGTCGTTGGGCCAGGCCGAAATATTGGGCGTCCAGGATCCGCCATGCGACTGTTCTTTTGGGTCCATACACACAACCAGCGTCTGTCCACCGCTTCCCTGAAGGCTGCAGTTCGCAGTCTTCCCCAGCAAGCGCACCAAGAAAGCATCCGAAGGCGTTTTGCTTATCGGAAAGGACTCCGGGGACGTTTTCCCAGACGACGACACACTCGTCATCGCCGCGGGCTGTTCGAACATGGTCAACTGCATCTGCGAGCTCCACATATTTGATGGTTAGGGCGCCGCGCGGGTCCAGCAGACCTTGGCGCATGCCGGCCACGCTGAACGCTTGGCAGGGTGTGCCGCCGACAAGCACTGGCGGCGCCTTGATCTTCCCGGCGAGCACCAGGGCGGCGAGCTTGGTCATGTCGCCGTGGTTCTTCACGTTCGGGTAATGATGAGCCAGCACGGCGGAGGGGAAGGGTTCAATCTCGGCGAACCAGACTGGGTTCATGCCCAGCGGGTGCCAGGCAGCTGTCGCGGCCTCGATGCCTGAGCACACTGAGCCGTAGTCGATTGGTTCGAACATGCTGATCCTCGCCAGTGGCGTGATTCGTGGAAGTGGGGTATTTGTTTGTGCTTTCGGCATGAAGCCGGTTAGGAGCGGTAATGAGATACTTCGGGAAGCTTGTTTTGCTGTGCGCTATTGCCGTAAGTACACAGGTAATGGCCTATGGAGAGATGCAGTCGCTAATGGGGTCGCAGGTGGTTGCCACCGGTGATATTCAGCAGGTTACATGCCCAATCGGGGGAAAATACGACTGCCTGAGTTGGCCTGCCGACCTTTACGAGATGACTAGTCAGAACATCTGTTTCACGGCATCAGTGTCGTGCGGTTACAGCTGCGAAGGATTCATTGCCCAGAAGAACCAAATCAATACTGTCTACGTGCTTGGCTCTTATCCGAAACTCAGTAGTTCAAGTATTCAGCTATTCAAATGCCCGAACAGATTCTGAAAGCATGATTTAAGCGGCAGGCTCGGCGTCGTGGAAGACGTCCATCTGCGCCGCACCATCTAGCCAGGCTGTGTCGAGTCGCTGCCGAGCCAGCGCTGCGTATTCGGGGTTCAGCTCACACAGGATCGACCGGCGGCCTTCCTGCATTGAAACCAGAGAAGAGGTACCGGCGCCGCCGAACGGGTCGAGCACCAGCCCGCCACGGGGCGCGCCGGCCAGAATGCAAGGCCGGATAAGGTCGGGCGGGAAGGTGGCGAAGTGGGCGCCCTTGAAGCCTTGAGTTGCGACGGTCCAGACGCTGCGCTTATTCCGGCTCGCAATGTCCCACTCGCTCTCGGCTCGGTCCGGTCGGTGCGTGCCTTTGCTCTGGCCGGGAATGGCTTGCTCTCGCTTTGAGTCATCACGCTGGAAACTGTCGCGCCGTGATCGTGCGCCGCCCACCGCCTTCATCGGGCCATTGGTTTTGCCCAGGATGCGCTCGCTTCCGGCTTGGTTGTCGACGTCCTGCGCCCAGCGGATTGCACTCGACTCGGCGGCTGGCTCCCGTATCGCCTGCATGTCGCAATGGTACCGGCGCGACTTGCTGAGCAGAAACAGGTACTCATGGGCTTTCGTGCACCTGTCGCGCGTCGACTCCGGCATTGGGTTCGGCTTGTGCCAGATGATGTCCTGACGTAGATACCAGCCATCGTCCTGCAGCGCGAACGCCAAGCGCCAAGGCATGCCCATCAGGTCCTTAGGCTTGTACTCGGCGTGCGTGGTCGCTTTGGCCTTGCGCTGACTCGCCATTACCTGCCGTTGGCTTATCGTCGAGACACCAACGCCCATGTCATCCCGCCCGTGCGCGCCCCAGCTGCCGGCGTAGCTGTCGCCCATGTTCACCCAGGCCGTACCATCGTCGCGCAGTACTCGACGCACTTCGCGGAAGACGTCAACCAGCCGCGCGATGAACTCGGCCGGAGTTTCCTCCAAGCCGATCTGGCCCTCGACGCCGTAATCACGCAAGCCGAAGTAGGGCGGGCTTGTCACGCAGGTATGAACTGACTTGTCCGGCAGCGTCCGCATCATCTCGATGCAGTCGCCGACCAGAATCTGGTGCTGCTGGCTCATGGTTCGATTCCATGCGGTTGGGAATGGCCTACGCTTACCTCTCCACAGGAAGGGAAAAGGTCATGAGCGAGAACCGGGAATTGGCGCTATCTATCGCGCTTGAAGCCGTACTGAACGCAGCGCGCGAGCTTCACGTTGATGTCGATGAGCTTTGCGAGCAGGCAATTGGGTCGCTGACGCTTCTGCCTAAGAGCGTATCGCCGTCTGAAGCTGCGGCTATCAGAGAAATCGAGGTAGCCGTTGATGCGCTCGACTTTGGCGAAAATGAGTAAATCAGTGTGTTCAGCCGACAGTTCGCCTACGCTCATTTCTTTGCCAAAGGAGGATGAGCGATGGCGGAGAGCAAAGAACGCGCGCTTGAGATTGCACTGGTCGCTGTGCTAATGACGGCGAAAGATCAGGGTATTCATATTGAGGCGCTATGCGATGGAGCGGCGCACCTTATTGCAGAGCTGCCAGACGTTGAGCAATATCGAGGCGTGGCCTACAGGACCGTGAAGGGTCTGTCTCAGCACCTTGCATTGCGCAAATGATGTCGCTCAAGCTGTAATTGCTATTGAAGTGGCGGCTGATGCGCTGGTGTGATTAGGCCGGCATGGTTGGCTCGTCTGGTAATTTCTGACCACTCGTCCATTAGGGCGAATGCCAAGTGGCGGGTTTTGTCGTCTCTATACACCCACGCATTAAGGGCACAGAGATGATTTCCGATTTGGAGCTGCGACACATCGTCGAGTCAGGTTTTTTGCCAGTGAAATGCATTTGCAGCATTTCCCCGACGAGAGTCATGACAATTCAATTGATCGATCCCGATACCCATGAGATTGGCATGACGGTGCCAGGTATCCCGGTGTCCGACCTGACGTCTATCAGGTTTATTTCCGACCTCATTGCGCAGATCCGGGAGGAATACCAGCTAAGCCGCATGGTGCAGGGAGGGTATCGCAATATTTCCAAGCACCGAGAGAGCGAAGGATGAGGTCTGGCGGCTGATACGCTGGTGTGATCAGAATTCGCTGTAACAGGCTTGCCCGCTCCGCCCAGGCTTGGGCGAGGTCTTCAGCGCCGCTTTATAGCTGGCCTTCGCATCCTTTTGCGTCGTGCACCAATCGCCCGCGGCCCGACTGGTCTTGAACCTGAACTGCCGATCCTTGCTCCACCAACTCGTTCCGCGATGCTCGAGCTTTGGCTTTTCGATACCCAACCACACCGCAAAAGAGCAATCGATATCTTCGTCCAGATACTGTTGATACTTCGTAAGCTTGGGGAGTGGCGGCATATTGCGCAGCGCCAAGATCTCGCCCTTATCAGTTGTGCGGTAGACAACTTCGGTCTGATCGCAGAACGCCGGCGGCTTACCGCATTTCATCAGGCCTTGCGCGACCAGCACGTCCAAGTTATTGGCGTCGTTGCAACCTGGGCTGGTCAGGAAGTAATTGCGAGACACCGCCCGGTGATAGCGACTCTCTGGCCGAATCCCCAGCGTGTGCCACAGCAGGCCCAGCTGAGCCTCGCTGATTTGGAATTCACTCATGGCAATGCTCCATGCAGAATCAAGCCTCCGAAAGATCGGTGGCGAATAGGTTGTTGGTGGGCTATACGTGGTGACCGGCATGGGGCCGGGTCAAGGAGTGAAATCATCATGATTGTCGACAGACCGTGGCCTGTAGATCACGAGTATCGCGGCGTTCCAGCAAAGATTGATTTTCAGTGGGGGTCGCCAGATGATCCGGTGCCGAAGGGGTTGAGGATCAGCGTCAAGCATGAAGACAACCCAGTCCTGTTCTCTCGCGAAAAGGCGATTTATGGAAGCTTCGATGAAGCCGTCGCCAAGGGTAAAAAGCTCGCAGAAAATGAAATTGACCGGATACTTGGACCGGAATAGTCAGTCATCCCGACCTATACGTAACGCTTCCCGCTGATAGGCAATCTCCAATTTGCGCGCCACAACTGGCGACACGGTAATTTCGTGGCGCGGAACCTCAAGCAGCCGCAGGGCCCGATCAGGCCCTAGACCGTGAAGATGATGAATCATCAGCGTCAGCGCTTCACCTTGCTCCTCGATCTCTGCCCAGGCCATCAGTTCGGCGAGCGCCTGCTTCGTGCCTGGCCGTACACGTAGCCGCAATTCCTCTTCGCCGTACGCCTTCCTCTTGAGCGCGGTCTTCTCGTCGCGCTGCTGCTGGGTCATCGCCATGACTCTTCATCCTCATAGAGATTTTTCGCCCACTCCAGCTGAGACCGGCAGCGGATCACGTTGTTGATGGCCGGTCTGCAACCGATCCGCACCTTGTCCCGGACACGATGCGCAGTCGCTTTGATTGCTGCATCCGTTCCGTGGATTCGATACGCCAGGAGCATGGCTAGCAGAGCGTCTTCCATGGTCATCTGGTAGCTGGTAACGAGAGTCAGGATAAGAAAGCCCGCTCGGTGGGAGGTGGTGTTGTGGATTGCGCTTGCGCTGCTGAGGCGCCTTGAAAATGCGCTTCACCGTTTGGCCGCCGGGTATTCGATCTTGTGATCGCGAACGAGCCTGCGGAAATACTTGGTGCTGATGCCCATGTGCTGGGCGGCCTTGCGCTGGCTGGCACCGATATCGCGAAGCGCTTTGATGCGTTCCACGTTCTTGGCATCTTTGACTGGGTCGCTCTGGTTGTGCACCAGGTTCGCGGCGCCGCCAGCTGCAGCCAGTTGGAACTCGAAACCGTAAGCCCGCGCCAAGGTGTAGAGCTGCTTGCGGCTGATACCGGTGAGTTCGGCGACTTCGCCCTGCGACAGAGTCTTTGCCAGCCCGCGGACCCGATCCAGGTCAGCCGGCGGCGCTTTCGTTTTCACCGGCTTGGCCTGCGCCTCCTCGATGTCCGGGACAATGCGCAGGCGCTGCATCGTTTCCTTCTTGCTTCGGCGTGGCGGAAGCGGCTTACGGTCTGGTGATGCGATCGGCGCGGGAGCCGTGCGGTACCCGTATGGCCGTGGAGCCGGAATAGGCCCTGCAACCTCAGACACTTGGCCGCCGCGGCGAAGGTACTCATCCATCGCGGCGGCCAGTTCTGCCGACTTCGGCTGGTTGTGGCGGACCATGCTCAATTCGAGGCTGATCATGCTGCCACCTGCTGCAGGACCACTCCGTCCATGCTGAACGCTTCGCCGTGGATGTGAACGAGGTCGTCGAGCGCGCCCCAGTTAACGGTGAGCACCGAAATTGGCGCCCGGCCTTCGTAGACGGCTTTGACCAGGACTGACAGGTCTGGCACATGGGCTTCCATCTTCGTCGGCTTCGGCGGCACTTTGGCTGATGGCGCGACCGTCGATACCCGTGCAGCAGGTTGGGGTTTGGGCGTTGGCGTCGAAGCCGATGGGGCGGGCGCCGCTTGCTCAGCGGCTTTATTTTGCTCAGCAACCTTCGCGGCTTCAGCATCGGCGAGCTTCTTCGCTTCTTCCTCGCGGATCTGCTGGCGCTGTTTCTCCAACCGATCTTCCTCAGCTTTCTTGTGCTCGTCGATGCGGACCTTGATCAAAGTCACCAGGTCATCGTTTGCCTTCATGACCAACTGCTGAATGTCGTTGAACAGGAAGTTATGGTCGACGGCCAATTCAGCCAGACTGGCGAGGTTGAGGCGGATCGCGTCGGCCTTTTGGCTGGCGTCGATCTTCGCGCGGGCCAGCTCGCTGCTGGCTGCATCACGCAGGCTGGCGATGGACTTCTTGCCCTTGATGGCACCGGCAAAGTCAGCTGCAACCTGAGGCAGCAAAACTCGGCCGCCCAGCGATGCATTGATTTGGTCGATGTGCAGTCTCAGCGCAGACTGCGCAGTCATAACGATCTCGTCGCGAATGGCTACCTTGCGAGCCTTGACCAGCTTTTCGAGCTCTAGGCGCTTTGCCCGAGTCTGCTCGCTGATCTGGTCGATGGTGCGGAACAGCAGGTCGATTGATTCTGTTTGGCTCAGCGCGTGCTGTTTAGCCGCTGCGAGTTTCGATTCGACGTCACCGCACCACTTCACCGTTTTGTCAGCGTCCGCGAAATGCTGGTCGGTCTGCAGGTCGGTGTTGATGGCGCCAATTACCGCAAGCGAGTGCGCCTTGAACTGCTCAAGGTTGCTGGCGGTGACCATGCCAGTTACTTCGATGCGCAGTGCAGGAAGGCTATCCGGTGAGCTGCCAACCACATCGGCTGCAACCTCAGCCGGCGAGTGCCCGGCCAGATCTGCCTCGAACTGCTTCCACCCTTCGACTAGTTGCTCAGCACGCCCAGCGACGGCGCGATACTCCATCGAAACGAAGTTTTGCTCCGTGCCGTCGGAGCAGACAAAGATCACACGTTCTGCGCCGCTCACCAGCAGCTGCTGCTCAAGCTGCCAGTAGTAATGCGGGTCGAGCTCTTCGGCGCGCACCTGGGCGACGAGAGACTCATTCCAGAGTTTGTGCTCGAACAGGGTATCGCCGAGCATCGTCGCACCGTCCATCGAGGCCAACAGGTTGCCGCTGGTACCGACGATTGGGTAGAGCTCCTCGCCGATCTTCACCTCAACCAAGGGGCGGGCCGATGCTTCGGTGGCGTGGCCTTTGTCGAAGATGCGCTGCTGATTCGGCGTTACCTCCGGCGTGATGCCGGTTTTCTTCGCGGTCAGCAGATCGGTGCGGCTTTGATACTTCGAAGCGCCCATCATTGCCGGGGCTTCGGAGGCGGTGAAGTACTTGGCCCGGAGGGCGTGCCATTCAGCGCTGCCCTGAGCTACGTTGTGGATCTTCATTCGGATACTCCTTCGATGGGCGCGAGGTTCTTGATCTGCTCGATCTGCTGCTCGCTCAGGGTGTATTTGCTGCTGATAGTTGCGATCAGGTGCTCGGGCGAGGACTTGCGCTCGTCGACCGACTTCCGCCACTTCGGCAGGTTTTCGGCGAGCTTTTCGTCGGGGTAGGGCTGCAGGCCGGCGGCCTCCGCTTCACGAATCGGGGAGACGTCGCGAACGCGCGGGGCGCTTTCCTCCAGCTCGTCAGGGCTGTACACCCCGAGAATGACGTCGGGACAGTAGAGGCGGGACCAGCGCTTGGTTGCGAGATACGCCAGTTGCTGGCGTGGGTCGTCAGCCCAAAGCGTGCTGTTGCGGGTGCGAGCTTGAGCAAGTAGCAGTTCCAGCACACGAGGTTCGTCCTCGCCGCGAAAGGTTGCCCAGACTTTGACGCCCAAGCCTTCCTCGTCCGACATCTTCCAGCCGGGAACGCGGTACTCACCTTTGTCGCCAGTCTTGATCGTGAACTTCCCGATCACTTTCTCCCATTCGCCAAACCACTCGTAATGCAGGCGATCTATGACTGGCGCGCAGGTGGTGATTACGGCGTTCACGAGCTGGGCCTCGTAGCCGAGGACGCCGTTCACCAGGTGCGTTTTCTGCGCCACGGCGAAGGGGTTCATCTTCCATTGCATTGACTGCATGATCACGGCTAAGCAGTCGGCGGAGTTTCCGTTGAAGTGCTTTGGCAAGGTTGCGCGGCCGGTGGCCATGACGTCAGCCAGTCGCATCATCTTGTCCAAACTATCGCCGTCCAGCACGAGGGCACTGGTGCTGGTCGCCGTGTGTGGAATGATGTGAAGCTGTTGCTCGTGCGCCACAGGCGCGGGGTTATGTGCGGACACGGAAGCTCCTTGCGCCATGCCGTTACCGGGGCGCTGCGATTGAAAAGGGTGGGGTTACTGCGAGGTTTGTTGCTGCTGAACGCGGTAGCGTAGGACCTGCAGGACACGGCCTCGATAGCCTGGCTCCGCGTACTGCTCAAACGGCGGCCCGTAATAGCCGCGGAGTTCGGCGAGCCGGTATGCCTCACGCAGGTTATGAGCGCTGATTTCTTCCAACTCCTCGTCGATCAGCGATTTGACCGGTGAAGTCGTCATACCGAATCTCCTTGCTTGGCGAGAGCCGCCTCCATCTGCCCCATGGCGATGCGCAGGCGGCCGGGTAGGGCAGCGAGGCGTTGTGCATCGCGCTCGTTGCATTGCTGGCTGAACAGATCGGGGCCATCGTCGAACCAGTTGTCGCCGGCGCCGCCGTCAGATGAACCGAGCATTCGCTCATCCATCAGCCGAGCCTGGGCGCTATCCGCGTAACTGGTGCTCACGATGCGATGCTCAGGCGGCCATTTGTTCTGGCGTAGACCTGAGCCTCAACATGGGCGATTTCTCTGAACAGATCGGAGTAATCGGAGGGGCTGAGAACATCGCCCTCCAGCAAACCTTCAATCCAGCCAAATGCGCGGGCAATGAGTTCGCGCGCTACCAGGGAGAACTCTGGTTTCTGCGCTCGAGCGAGCAGGTTTTCGAAACGTCTGCGTTGGAATTCGTCCATGGTCGCCTCCGTGGCGAGCTGGTGACCGCATTAGTCAGATGCCAGGCACCAGTGACCAAGCTGGGCGTGAAAAGCCAGCCTGGCATCTGCTGATGCGGTCGATATGGGGTAGGGTTCCGCATGTGCGGGCACTGCTGCTGAATTAGGCGGGGTCGTACGTTGCTTCGAAGATGTCAGGTTTGCAGGGGTAGAATTCACCCTTCACGCCGCGAATGATCCAGTCGCCGGGCTGCGCAGTCATCACGCCTTCGAGTGTCTCAATCTCCAGCGTGTTGCTGCCGAGGTCTTGCGAGCAGCTCGGGATTTGCATCTTTTCAACGGAAGCAAAGGTGCCGTCGAACTGAGCGGCCTGAATAACGACCGGTTTTTTGCGGAAGTCTTGCATCGCAATCTCCTATTGCTCGCTCACTGGGAAGGCAGTGGCTACCTGTTGAATGATTGATGCAGGGGGCCGCATTGCGCGGTGCAGAAGTCTTCCGCATCCCGCTGCGCTCTCTGTGAAAGCGCAGGAGGATGCTTCAGTCTGCAGCCTTGCAGTCGGCCGCAGTCATACGCTGCCCGTCTTCCAGCTCGACCACGTGTACGCCGCTTACGTAGCCGCGCTCAGCGTTGATCCTGTTCGCCTCGCGGATACAGGCATTCAGATCACCATCGGCGAATACCTGGCGCTCGCCGGCCAGGGTTACGTGAATTACCTTGTTCATGCCGCCTCCAGCGCCTGCTGGGCCACCATTTCAGTCACAGCCTCTTCCGGGGTGCAGCCGTCCAGATACAGGTCGTGCAGCAAGTCTTCGTCATCGGAGCCGTCAGCCACGTCGCGACCCAGTTTCTCGCCAGTTTTGTCAGCCCAGCGGCGCCAGGTGCGTTCTTGTGAGTCTGTGCGGCACTCATCGGCCGCCATGGTTGCCATGTTGAACATCGGTAGTCCCTCCGGTGGATTCCCAAAGCACCCGGTCTCCCAGGTGCTTCAGTGAATCTCTCGTCTTTTCACTCACTGCGCCCGTCAGGGTCATTCGCACAGTTCGGTCATCACCTCGCCAGACTGAGCCCCTCAATGGCTTTCATCTGGCGCCGGTCGCCTCACAAGCGCAGCGGTCTGTTTCCTTCGGTTTACTGGCCTCCCACCGATGGTGCCGGGAGTGACCTAACCGGTTTGGCCGGGTAGTCGTTAATGGCGCTGGTTGTTAAAGAGCGGCGCAACTTTCGCTGCTGGGCCCGTGTTGTCTTGGCTTGCGAACCAAATTAACCGCCGGTTTCTTCGTCGTCAATACCGGCGGTTAATTTATTTTTCTAGGGGGTGCGGTATGCTTTTCCTTCAACTGTATGGATGTACAGCATTCAAGGAGGTGTACATGGGCGCAATGCAGAAACAAAAAGAACAGCAGCGAGTGGAACTGACAGGGGTTGAAAGGCTGAATCTCAGGGTTTCGAGCATGATCAATCACCCGATAGCGCAGCTTCAGCGCTGGGTGACGATCCATCGATTGGATACGGACGGGGATAGGGAGTGGGCGGAGGTGCTGGGGGTTTTGTCTGACGTGGACGAAATTGAGATGACGTCGAACGATGATGGATCAATCACGCTCAGGTGGGAGGCGGCTCCGGAGGATGATCGGGTGCGAGAGACGGTGGATGTATTTGAATCGGAGCAGCCAGCACCATTTTGACGAGCACAAAAAAGCCCGCTTTATAAGCGGGCTATCTGATCCAAAACATTCAGTCGGATTTCGGTGCGTAGTGCGTGTAGCCAGTCAATCCGTGTATCCGTTTGAAAGTTGCGAGCGTTACCTCGGCATCCAGCTCAGACGGGAAAGGTCCAGTGATCACTGTCGTCGGCTGACTTTTTACAATCGAAAGACCCATCGCTTTTGCCTTCTTTGCAATCTCGGCATATGCCCAGGCTTCACAATCAAACCTTACGGTCCAGCCGTCATCAGAGCGTAGGGCGGTAGGCTGTGGAGTGCTGCTGATCTCAGACCCGCAATGTTTGCACTTGATCGCCGACTTCTTGATTGTCTCAGCACAGAAAGGGCAAGGTCTGGACTCGTAAGCCGGCTCGTACTTCGGGCGAGCCTCATTCCGCCTGACGGCGAACAGGATCATCAGAAGGCCGCCCAGAGCGAACATGCCGCTGAGCATCACCAGATTCTGCCGCTGATCCATCAACCCGAGATTGTTCACCCGGCCAACCCCGGCGCTCACCGAAACGTCCATGTTCATGGCGGCGTAAGCCGCAATCAAGCCGACCAACATTATTGCCATTCCGAATCTTCGCACTGCGCATCACTCCGTTGAAGAATTCAGATCCTAAGACACGACAGTGGCATCAGGTGAAGCATTTTGAACGCTATGGTATTCCGTAATCCTAAAGTGTAAAACAGAGGAAGGGCTAGGACCGGATGGCGAAGCGCCAAGCTATCCGCTGTGGGGAGTAGAGAAGCGCAACCGCATTGATGGGCTAAGCTTATGAGGATTGGCGAGCGGTGAGGATTGGCGAGCGGTGAGGATTGCTCGAGGGTGACGTGCTGCAGGTCCACGTCGAGCGTCCTTTGAGTCCTTAATGGATATTTAAGTATCCTATTATGGATACTTTTCTAATAGATTTTATGATGGTATCGCATATGAGCAGCTCTGAACTGAGGCCAAAAAAAAGAGATCGGGTAGCAGGTTTAGCCATGTCTCCAAATGACTCTGAAGTAGGAAAAAGAATATTTTTTGCACTAAACAACTTACGATACAAAGCTAGAACGGTTTATGGGCTGTCCAAGGAAACTGATTTGCCGGTCTCTGTAGTTGTAGATGCCATCAAATCCAATCCGGCACTCATGGATGCTATTAAAATATATCCATACAAGAGCAAGGAAGGCGTCGTTCTGATAACCACAAAAGAAAGATTTAGAGAGGGTTCATCTTTTAAAGATCGGTTTGTAGACTTTTTTGCCACTCGAAGAGCAGGGATGAGCGACCTCACAGAGCTATCGGCAAGTGGAGAGCCCTCATCAGATGATAATGATGATGACGCGTCGAGGTCTATAAAGACCGTCCGCAAAGGGGAAACTCGTTAATGGATTATGGGGTCATTGCATCGGTATTTGATTTTCAAGCTCTAGCTTCAACTGTCAAGACGAATAGTAGCCTTGCGCTGATCTCGTTCATTGGCGGTTTCATCTTATTTGGATTTAAGTTGGTGGAGCACTTTTCTCGCAGTCCTTCGGATAAGCTTGTCTGGTGGCGATATATAGGATTTTTTTTATTTTTGGCGTTGGCACTGCCCCTGCTTGGATTGTTTGTAACGCTAGTGTATTTGATAAATGGTGACAAAATTAGTTCGATGCTTGCTTTTCAAATAGGGATTAGTTCTCCAGCCATAGTTCAGTCCCTTATGGTGGCTGCGGCAAACAAAATCGTAAAAGGCTCAAGCCCCGCTGTTGAGCCAGGGCAATAGATTAGTTTACGTTAACCCCCCATCTAAATATGCGAAACACTTTTGGTGGTCGCAGAATGTGTCTCTTTTACAAAAGCTGCGCATTCCAGACCAGCAGTACACGAGCCTGAATGTAGGTTTCGTCCGCCCGGATGGTTTGGGGAGGATGCCGGGTGTTGTCTGAAATCATCGAGAACTGCTCCTCTCCGATCCATTGGAGCCGCTTGATGTAGAGGTGACCTTCCCACGAAAACATGTAGATCCCGTCACCGGCGAATTCTCGAACACTGATATCGACGAGCAGCGGGTCGCGGTGCTTGATCGTGGGCGCCATTGACTGGCCCCATCCAGTCACCATCTTCAGGTGAAAGTGTTCCTTGAACTCGACGCCCATTTCGCGGAGGTGCTGAGGGCTGACGCGCACGTCCTGGAGCATTTCCGGATAATCGTGCGGGATTTGCCCGCCACCCATCGCCGCACGAACGTCGTAGTGCGCGATCCACACCTCGTCACCAACGGCGCCTGGCCGATAGTAATCGACCTCAATCACTCCGCCGCCGTCGTCCGACGCAGCAGCCGCGAGCAGGCGTCGGCGAGCATCTTCTGAAAGACCTTTTCCTTGCTTGGTCAACATCTGTCGTACCAGATCGGCCGCCGACGTGTTCCCGGCGACGTCAGTAGGCTGATCTGCAGCTGCCGTCAGGCCACTGATCTCCTTCGCAAGACGCTTGCTGAATTTCTCCACTGGCACGCTAAGCACACGCGAGAGCACCGACGCGAATTTCGCGTTCAGCGGATTCGTACCATTCAGGTACATGGCAACCGCCGCCGCTGAGATGTCTGCTGCTTCAGCAAGGCTCGCTTGGGTCAGGCCAAGTGCGTTCTTCTTCGATACGAAAAGCGCCTTGGCGGCGTCGCATTCAGCTTTTAGTTCGGGGGACAGCTCTTTCTTTTTCGTCATCCGTGAAATTTAACCGTTGGTTAAGTTATTTGCGCTAACCGCCGGTGTTGCTCAAAAGCTAACCGCCGGTTAATATCTTCGACATACATCGCTTGCTGAGGCAAAGAAATGAAAAAGACGCCATTGCCAGAGCTGGTCGAGCGAATTGGTCAATCAGCGGTCGCCAAAGGTCTTGGCGTCAGTGCTCCAGCCATTTCAAAGGCCCTAAAGACATCCCGGGAAATCCTGGTGATCGAGCATGAGGATGGGAAGCTGACGGCGGAGGAGATTCGTCCATTTCCCTGCCAGCTCCCGCCACAGAAGACCGCCGCTTAACCGCGCTTGGAGCTGAGCGAGATCGTCGCCAGCTCGAAGCCGCGCAGAGCCTCTTGGCTCAACTGATCACGTAACTGACTGGCCTTCTGCTCGAACGCAGGCCAGAGCCTCATCTGAGAAGAGAGGGGCAGGGTGGATGTCAAGGCACCCACAAAGCAGCAGAGGGCGGTTATCTCGCCTTGCAGTTCGGAAGAGTCGGTCATGGATGCGTCCTTGATCATTTCGGTGATGGCATTTTGGCCGTAGCAGCACAAAGGAAAAACTAGGACATGAAAAGCACCGTACTAGACACCCGCAGGCAGGTCATGGCCGCCATCGCCAATGGCTTCCCTGGTGGCATGGACTGCGCTGCGGCACGTCTCGGAATCAAGACCAAGCGTCTGGAAAACCAGATTTACGAGACAGCAGGCTGCAAGCCATTGAGCGACGCGGAGCTGTTCGTGCTGGAAAGCGAAACAGGCTCTGAGCTTCTGCCGGATTACGTCAGCGCGATGTACGGCGGCGTGTTCGTGAAGATCCCGGACGCCGCTGAACTGGACAACGTCGATCTGTACCAGCGTTCGCTGAACGCATCGGCTCAACGTGGCGCACTGGATCAGATGGTCGCCCACGCACTGGCTGACGGCGAGATCGATGCTTTGGAAGCCAAGAAGATTCGCGCCATGCATGCCAAGTACATGTCGGCGAGTTTGGAAGCGATTGGCGCAGTTATCGAGCTGCACAAGGCAAGCGCCTGAATTCCGGGCATAAAAAAACCGCCTGGCGGGGCGGTTCTTTCAACAGCAATTCAACGAGACGAATCATGACAAACATCACCCACATACACAAGTCCCGAGGGTTCACCCGAATGGACAATCAGCTTATGGATGGCCTGATGGCTATCGATCTGCCTGGGCGTGAGTTGAAGGTGGCTCTGTTTATTGCAAAGGCCACCATCAACTTCCAGGCAGGCGCAGTACGCATCAAGGCTACCGACGTGGCCAAAGCCACGAACATTCATCCTGACGTCGCTTCCAAGGCCATCAGTCATTTGCTGAAGCGCCGGGTCATTCACCGCGAAGGTGGTTCGCGTGGCGACATCAGCATTTGCGACCCGAAAGAGTGGGTGTATTTCGAATGTCCGACTCGGACCATACGGTCTGACTCGGACGATATGAGCCGAGTCGTAAATTTCCCGAGTCAGACCAAAACTGACGACTCCCTTCTTTATTCTAAGAAACAAACCCCTATACCTCTTCCTTCGGAAGAAGGTATGCCCCCCCAGGCTGAAAACGAATCTCCCAAGCCGGAGCGAAAAGCCCCGTTCGGCAAAGCTGCGATGCTGGCTGACAATCCGCATGGTCTGGATGAATCACTGATCGCTGATTACCTCGCCGTTCGCAAGCTGAAGCGTGCCCCGGTATCAGCCCGGATCTGGTCAAGCCTGAACACCAAGCTCGGGCAGTGTGCAGCGTTTGGGGTGACCGCTGCTGACGCCATCACGATTGCCATCGACAACGGCTGGCAGGGTTTCGAGGTGGAGTGGATTACTCGCCGAGCGGCAAAGCCCAACTTGTCCGCACCCCAGCGCAACGAGCCTGATTTCGACAGCACCGAATGGGCAAGAAACCTGATGGTGCCCCAGTGAAACCCGTCGCGCAGATCATGGCGACGATGGGCAAGTTGCCGCCTGAGATCATTACGCAGCCAGTTGTCGTGTCTCTGGAGACTGCAGAGGTCGTGAACGATCTGTTCCGCAGGCTTCGCGGGATCTTCCCGGCTTGGCGCCAGGCGTGGCCATCAACCGAAGCGCTTGACGCTGCCAAGGCGGAATGGATCAGGGAATTTGCCGACGAGGGTATTCGCACCCTGGAGCAGATCGAGTTCGGCATCCAGAAGTGCCGAAAGCTCAAGAAGCCATTCGCACCAAGCGTGGGTGAGTTCATCGCGATGTGCACGCCGGGGCCAGAAGACTTCGGCATGCCGGTCGCTGCTGACGCATGGCTTGAGGCTCTGATGGGCACGTACAGCCACGACGGGGTGAAGGTCGCTGCAGAGGCCACGGGCCTGTTCGACCTGCGCGCCTCCAAGCAGGAGAACAAGGGCCTGCGTGAGCGATTCGATCGCAACTACACGATCGTCATCCGTAGGGCCCAGGCCGGGCAGCGTCTTGACGGAAAAATCCTGACCGGCATCGGCCATGACAGCCAAAAAACCGCGCTGGAACTGGCCGACGAGCTGGCCGAACAACAAAACCAAAATCGCATCGCCAAGCAAGGTATTCCCGTCGATGGAAAGTCCGCGCGCGAACTACTGCTGGCGAAATTCGGGAAGAGGGCTGCGCAATGACCAACCGAATCTGGATCGCCATAGCCCTGATCACCCTGGTAGCCGGATACGGCTTGCATCACAAAGTTGAGCGGGCCACTGCGCCTGCTCAACAGGGAGCGTTGTTCAAATGAATATCGAGAAAATGCAGGCAGAGTTCGAAGCTGCAATATCCGAAAAGGCCGGCGAGCCACTACTGGCAATTTACCTAAGCCGCAGGGGCGATACCTACAGCACCAGCACTCTCCATTTCGCGTGGTGGGCCTGGCAAGCCGGCCGCGCTGCGCTGCTGGAAAAGCAAGCTCATGAACAAGAAGAGTTCCTTGCCCACTTTGCTGACTTTGAGCAGGAGGACACTTTCCATGGCTGACATCTCCAAGCTGAAGGCGCTGGCTGAGGCTTTCCCATCCGGACTGGACTGGGACTGCAACACTGAGCCATTTCTCAATGGGCCGTCTGGTGAATCTCTCGGTGGAGGTTCTACCGGATTTTACTCGGTGTACGGCCAGCCGTTTGAAATCGATGGTGAGATGTATGACGGCACAGAGTACGTCAGCATTTGCACGAAAGAATTCGCCGAGTTCGTTTGTTCGGCTCGGACTGGGGTTCTGGAGCTGATCGCGGAAATTGAGCGCCTGGTTCCGTTCGAGGAGGCATATGCCACCGCATGCAACGTGCGCAATCGCCTGATCAAGGAGAACGAGGCGCTGCGCAAGACATTGGCTGACGTTAAAGATGCCGTCCAGCGTGAGTACTGGGATGAATATGCCGGCCTTGACGATACGCGCGCCATTCTCGACGCAGCGCTGGGCAGCGGAGGGCAGCCATGAAGATCAATTCCGGAAAATTCAGCGATGCCTACCGAGGCAACGGCTACATGGTCAGCTTCGGCTTAAAGCGCGGATGGCTGCTCTTCGGCTTCCGGCCACGCAACTGGCATTTCTATTACACCAAGCTTAGCTGCCGACCTGCTTTCAGGGTTTACGCCGGGCCATTTGAGATTGAGTTCTTTCTGGCGGTGAAGTCATGACCGACAAGATCAGCGTCAACTGCCAGGCCAAGCTAACCGAGGCCATCACCAGCCTGACAACCATGTTCCGCGACAAGAAGTTCGTCGTCGTGTCGCTGCGCCCCGGCAAGGACCGCACGCTTGATCAGAATGCACTGTGGTTCGCCTTCTACAAGCGCATCGCCGAGATGACCCAGATCGGCGACGCCAGTGATGCGCGCAAGTACTGCAAGCTTCACCACGGCGTGCAGATCCTGATCAACGAGGACGAGGACTACCGCGCAGCCTGGCACCGCACCACCAAGCATCTGAACTACGAGGAAAAGCTCGGCCTTATGGGCGACTGCAAGCTCCTGGGGCCGGATGGTTTCCCGGTGACCAGTCTGTTCAATCGCGTCCAGGGCATCGCATACACCGATCGCATCGTGGCGGACTTCAGTGGCAGGGGCGTGTATTTCGGCGATCTGCTTGGCGAGGAGGCCGCATGAAAAACATCAAGGCCCTATTGAGTGCCCTGGCAACCATGCTCGAGCACGCCTACCACTCCAATCCTGATGCTGTTCAGTTCGGGGGTGCCTTGTGATCGGCCAGGCAGCGAAGAAGTCGCCGCCGGCGCGCAAGCAGAAGACGTGCACGAATCCCGCCTGTGCCACCAAGTTCCTGCCGCAACGCCTCGGGCAGAAAGTGTGCAGTCCTCGATGCGGCATCGCCATTGCTCCTGTGAACGAGGCCGTGGTGCGCAGGGCACTGGACCAGATCGAGCGCAAGGAGATCAAGGTTCGCAAGGAGAAGCTGAAGAGCAGGGCGGATCACGTCGCTGACACCCAGCGCGCTTTTAACGCCTGGATTCGTGAGCGTGATGCCGGACAGCCCTGCATCAGTTGCGGCACCACGGCGGATGTCCAGTACTGCGCAGGGCATTATCGGACGACAGCCGCCGCACCGGAACTCCGCTTCGAGCCGCTGAACGTCCATCTGCAATGCAACCGCAACTGCAACATGGGCAAGTCCGGCAACCTCCTTGGGTACCGGCCACGCCTGATTCAGAAGATCGGGCTTGAAGCCGTCGAGTGGCTTGAGAGCAGGCATGAGCCGAAGAAATACACGATTGATGAGTTGAAGGCGCTGACCGCGCTGTATCGGGCAAAGACAAAAGAGATGAAGAAGGGGGATGCAGCATGATCTATTCCAGCGTATCAGGAGCCGTAGTCGCTGCGTTGGCAGCCGGAGAGAAGGGATCATCCAAGGGCCAGGCATGGCAGAAGCTCTACAATTCGAACGAGGAGGACACTGGCTGTCTCGCATCCCTTGGCGGGCATTCGGGCGGGCTGGACCGCACTCAGGTCGACTATTGGCTGTCGGCGCGCCTTCATCACATGCTCATCCCTCGCCATTGGAATGCGCTGGGGGCGAAGTACAGCACCAATCGTGCACGCAAGCTGCAGGCCATCACCGGCATCATCCCGCTCATTGCCAGTCCAGCGCCTGAACTGTTCGTGCACAAAGCCGTCACGGCCTGGGCTATTCCAAAGCTCAAGGGCGAGCGCCGCAAAGGTCCAGCATCCGTCTCGGTTCAAATTCCCCTCGACACTCCCGCGGGCCGGCGCGAGGCTATGGTCAACGCAGCATTGGCGGCAGGCCGTTCGGCACGCGCCAAAGCAGAAGCCCAGCAAACAGATCTGATCATCCTGCCCGACAGCTTCTACGACATGAACACTTGGGACCTCGACGGTACGCCGGAGTCGACGCGTTACCGGTGGCGTGACGGGATCAAGGAGAAATTGAACGGGATGATCAACGACGCTCTGGCCGAGGTCAGGAAGATCCTTGAGGAGGAAGGGCTCTTAATTCAAAATGCCGCGTGATTGCCTATTGACATCGGTGAGAGAGTGAGAGAAATTATCTCCATCCTGTCATTCCTGCGTGTGTAGCGGATAGACATCGAAAGCCCGGCCACTGTGTCGGGCTTTTTTTACCTCAAATCCCCGTGAAGGACTTTGCCAGCACGGTAGCCCCAACGGTGAGAAATTGATCCACGAGCTTTGATGTAACAGCTGTAGCTCCGTCCGAAGATGCTTTCTTGATTTTTTCTCCAAGAGTGGGGCTGCCTATTTCTGGCGTGTCGATTTGTTTCATGGATTTAAAGCCAGCAGAAGACAGTGTGTACCGGTCATTGAATGATCCGGTCCGAGCTGAAAGATAGCCTTCGTTGGCTAGCCAAACCGCAGTCCAGCGCACGAAGTTGTTCTTTTCTCGCCAGTCATCGCTGTAAATCTGCTCACCAAGTTGGTTTGTCGACGGTATTTCGGACGACAAGCCGAGAGCGTTGGGGTCGAGATACTGCGGCTCGGGGAAGCTGCCATAGAGAGTGGCAAGTATCTTTGCTGTGACTTCGTTAAATCGCTCTATGTTGGTCTGGCTCATACTTCCCTCATGAATGATCTCTCGCTGGCTCCTGAAGATAGCACGGAGCCTGGCATGGGCTGTCTTGGCTCTGAAAATTTCAAACATGCCCAGCCCAGGAGTAGCGCATGGAATTCTTTCACCGCCTGCTCGACAAGTTCGACTGGCTGATCGCGGGCCTTTTTGGGGCTCTCGTCGCCACACGCTGGCACAAGGACGACCTGACCGACCGAAAGTCATGGCTCCTGTTTCTCTTCACTGGCATGGCCTGTGCCCACTACCTGACCGGCATGGTCAGCGCATATTTTGGAATCATCGAGCCACGCAGTGTCGCCGGGGTGGGCTTCCTGTTGGGTACGTTCGGCGGATCGCTCATGGCCGCTATCACCAGAGCGATCAAAGCCGCAGACCTGTGGTCATTTATCCGGAGCAAATTCGGAGGACCAAGCCCATGACATTCGAATACCTGAACGCGTACGCCGCTGGCTTCATCGCATTCTGGGCAACCTGGTGCGCGCTGAGCGGGAAGGTCCGTGACGGTGTCATCGGCAAGATTCTGTATGCAGTGATCGCCATCAGCGGTTACGCCATTCTCGCCCGGTCTGACCGTTTCTTCTTCACGCCGAACTCAGCGGGGGTAACGATGCACGTTGCGTTGGCTCTGGCCGGATTGCGTCACATGTTCATGGTCACCTACTGGCCAAGGGTGAAGCGCTGGATCTGCGCACGGCTGAGCTGTGAGGGCTGCATGAGTGATCACCGGTTCGGAAGTGAGCCGGGCAAGGTCGAGCGCCGCAAGCCGAGATAATCCGCGCCACAAATTCAGATGCGTCCGTTTCGTGGCGCGGAGAAGATCATGATCACCAGTGCGAAATTCGCCACCGACCTTTGCCGAGCTTTGGAGCTCGACATGTCGCGCATCACCTCAATCAACATCAGCATGCTCCCAAATCAACCGGTAACCGTGACCATTGAGCGTGCCGTCGTCGAGTCTGAGGCTGATGAGATCGTCAAGGTGGTGAAGCAATACACGCTGGTGGATAAGCAAGACACGGAGTAACCAATGACAACCAAGCAACCCGACTGGGAGGCAATCGAACGAGCCTACCGGGCCGGTTCGCTTTCGGTTCGTGCGATAGGTGACGCCCAAGGGGTAAACCACGCAACCATCCTCAAGCGCGCCAAGAAGGAAGGCTGGTCGAGAGACCTCACCGAACAGGTGCGTACCGCCACAAAACAGAAAGTAACCAAGGCGGTAACCACAGACGGTAACCACGCACCAATGGTTACTGATGCCGAAATCATTGAGGAAGCATCCGACCAGGCTGCTGCTGTTGTGTTAGCACACCGGGCTGGATTGGCTCAGTGGCGCACAATCTCAAACAAGCTCAGCAAGTTCCTCAGTAGCGTTGATGTCACGGCAGACAATCACGGCGACTTCGCCCGCTCACTGAACGCCGGTGTGGACGCGCAGCTCAAGGTCATCAAGGGCGAGCGCCAGGCCTACAACCTCGACACCGAGGAAGGCGACAAGACAGTCGATACCCTGGCCTCACTGATGGACGAACTATCGAAGGACGCCTGAGATGAAGCCCGAGCATCTGAAGTTGCTCAGGGACAAGCGCTGGCGTCTGAATCACCTGTACTTCATCACCGACAAGCAGGGCAAGAAAGTCCGCTTCCAGATGACAGACGAGCAGGTCGAGTATTACGAAGGGCTGCACACTCGCAACATCATCCTCAAGGCTCGACAGCTGGGCTTCACGACTGAGCAGTGCATCATCCAGTTGGACGCCGCGCTGTTTGAGTCGGCCAAGTGCGCTCTGATTGCTCACACCCTGAACGATGCAAAGCGCCTGTTCCGGGAAAAGATCAAGTACGCCTATGACAACCTCCCCAAGGAGATCAAGGCGGCGAACCCGGCGAGCAACGATGCCGCCGGCGAACTGGTGTTCAGTAAGGGCGGATCGCTCTACGTCAGCACATCATTCCGGGGCGGCACGCTGCGTTACCTGCACGTATCCGAGTTCGGGAAGATCTGCGCCAAGTTCCCGCACAAGGCCAGAGAGATCGTCACAGGTGCGTTCGAGGCTGTCGCGACAGACTGTTTCGTCACCATCGAGTCGACGGCCGAGGGCAGGGCGGGTTACTTCTTCGATTACTCTCAGAGCGCGGAGAAGCAGCAGCTTGCCGGTGTTCCGCTGGGCTTGCTGGACTGGAAATTCTTTTTCTTCAGTTGGTGGAAGAACAAGGGCTACTGGCTTGACCCTTCGACGGCGATCATTCCCGACCGGCTGACCAAGTACTTCAATGAGTTGGCCGCCAAGCATGGAATCGTCACGAACCCGGGTCAGCGCGCCTGGTACGCAGCCAAGGAAAAGACCCTCGGCGATGACATGAAGCGGGAATACCCGTCGATACCGGCCGAGGCGTTCCAGCAGTCGATCGAGGGCGCTTACTACGCCGCGCAGTTCCGTAAGCTCTACACCGAACAGCGCATCGGCGCGATACCGAACAACAGCCACCTTCCGGTGATGACCTTCTGGGACATCGGTGTCGGCGACTCCACGGCTATCTGGTTCGTTCGCAAGGTTGGCGAGCAGTACCACGTCATCGACTACTACGAGAACAGCGGCGAAGGCCTGCGGCATTACATGAAGGTGCTCAAGGACAAGGGATACACCTACTCCGAGCACTGGGGACCGCACGACATCGACAACCGCGAGTTCGGCAGCGATGCCAAGACACGCCGGGAGATCGCCCGCGAGGGATACGAGATCGACGGTCAGAAGTACACGCTCACGTTCCAGGTGGTGCCGAAGATTGGTGTCAATGACGGCATTGAGCAGGTGCGCGAGATCCTTCCTCTGTGCGTGTTCGACGAGGCCAAATGCGAGTCAGGCATCGCCTGCTTGGAGAACTACCGCAAGGAGTGGGATGACAAGCGCGGCTGCTGGAAAGACAAACCGCTTCACGACTGGACGTCTCACGGTGGTGACGCCTTCCGTTACTTCGCAGTGACGAAGAGCAGTCGCAAGCCGGCCACTTCAATCAACATGGGATTCGCACGCTGATGGCAAACGACGTCACATTCACCCGCCGCGAGTATGACGCGGCGAAGAACCGCTGGCGCTTGGTGCGTGACGTCTGCAAAGGCTCAGAAACCATCAAGGCTGCTGGCGAGTTGTATCTGCCAAAGCCCAACGCTCATGACCTGAGCAAAGAGAATGCAGAGCGGTACAAGGGTTATAAGGCTCGTGCCGTTTTCTACAACGCCACTGGGCGGACGAAGCACAGCCTTGTCGGTGCCGTGTTCCGCACCTGGCCGACGCTCACCACCCCCGGCGCGCTCGAATATGTGTCAAAGGACATCGACGGGCAGGGCGTCAGCATCTACCAGCAGTCACAGTCGGTAATCGGGCATCTACTCGAAGTCGGTCGTCACGGCCTGCTGGTGGACTACGCCGCCGTTGAGGCTGGCAGCGTCAGCAAGGCCGACGAGATCGCCGGTCGCGCCCGGGCAAACGTCAGCAGCTACCCGGCCGAGGCCATCCGCAATTGGAAAACCCGGCAGGTCGGCGGTCAGCACCTGCTGAGCCTGGTGGTTCTCCGCGAGACGGTCGACGTAGACACGGACGATGGTTTCGGCAGCGAGCAGGAAATCCAGTACCGAGTGCTTCGGCTCGACGCCGCCGGCATCTACACGCAGGAGGTCTGGCAGGAAGGATCGGCAGTTACCGAGATGATCGTGCCGCCGTTCACGCCGCTTAATGGCTCGGGCCAGCAGTGGAAGGTTATCCCATTCCAGTTCCTCGGCAGCGAGAACAACGACACCAGTATCGACGACTCACCGCTGTACGACATGGCCGAGATCAACATCGGGCATTACCGGAACAGCGCCGACTACGAAGACGCGGCGTTCCTGATGGGCCAGCCGCAGGTCTACATGGCCGGGCTCGATGAGCAGTGGGTCGCCATGCTGGAGGCCAAGGGCATCTACTTCGGTTCACGGGCGATTCTTCCCCTGCCGGCGGCCGGGAGTGCGGGCATCCTGCAAGCCCAGGCCAATACCATGATCAAAGAGGCCATGGACGCCAAGGAGACCCAGCTGGTTGCATTGGGCGCCAGGCTGATCGAGCGTGGCAGCGCGGTGAAGACCGCAACCCAAGCCGACAGTGACAGCGCCGCCGAACACAGCGTGCTTTCGCTGGTGGTCAGCAACGTGAGCGAGGCCTACACCCAGTGCCTGGCATGGATGGCTGAGTTCACTGCAGCTACCGGAAAGGCCGAGTACAAGCTGAATCAGGACTTCACGCAGATCAGCCTGGACGCGAACATCATGGCCGGCCTGTTCAATGCCGTGCAGGGTGGTCGCCTGCCGGTGACCGACTTCTGGCAGTACCTGCGTGATCGCGGAATCATCAATCCCGAGAAGGATGACGATCAGATCCGCGACGAACTTGAGACGGACGCGGCCAGCCTGAATCTGGACGACGAGACAGGGGCGAAACCGAATGGCGGCCAACCAAGCAATCCTTGACGCCACCATCCGGCACGCGGTCTTTCTGGAGCAGCTGAAGTCGGGTGAGGTGAAGAAGTTCGCTCCGTTCCTGAAGGAGATAGACCGCAGCATCCGCGACCGGCTGACCAAGGCTGATCTGACCGACTACACGGTGGTGCGCCTTGAGCGCCTGCTGAAGGAAGTCGACAGCCTGCTGCTGGGCATCTTCGACCGGTTCACTGACCAGCTGAATCTTGACCTGGTGGACATCGCCAACTACGAGGCGCAGTTCGAAGCGACCAGCCTGACGCGCGCCGCACCGCCGAGCATCACGTTCGATGCGGCGCTGCCCGGATCTGCTGCAATCCGCGCCGCCATCCTTACGAACCCGCTCAGTGTGCGCGGTGCGGACGGCGGCAAGCTGCTCGACTCGTTCATTGAGGGCTTCACCTCGACCGAGCGACAACGCCTCACAGGCGCGATCCGGCAGGGCTTCTTCGAAGGCCAGACCAACTTCCAGATCATCAAGAACATTCGCGGGACCAAGGCGCTTAACTACAACGACGGCATCCTGGCCACGACCAACCGCAATGCGGGCTCAGTCGTTCGCACAGCAGTCCAGCACGTCGCCACCCAGGCGCGGATGGAGACGCTGAAGGAAAACAGCGACATCGTTCAGTCTGTCGAGTGGGTCAGCACGCTGGATTCGAAGACGACCGCCCAATGCAGGACGCTGGATGGCCGGCGCTTCAAGCTGATCGAGGGACCAAGGCCGCCGATCCACATCAACTGCCGCTCGACGGTGGTGGCGATCACCCGGTTCAGCGCGCTGCTTTCGAAGGACGGCACCCGCGCATCGGTCGGTGATAGTGGCCCGCAGCAGGTGAGGGCAGACCTCAGCTATTACGACTGGCTCACTCAGCAGCCCGCTGCGTTCCAAGACAAGGCCATTGGTCCTGTGCGAGCAAAGCTGCTTCGCGATGGTGGCCTCAGCGTCGAGCGGTTCTCCGAACTGCAGCTCGACCGCAATTTCGCACCACTGACCCTCGACCAGATGAAAGCGCTGGAGCCTCTGGCGTTTGATCGGGCTGATTTGTAATTAGCATTCTTTTCTATCGGCCTCAAATGTCGCTAGCAATTCCTGATATTGATCATTCCATTTATCCATTTCGTCGCCCAAATTTTCAGAGTTCTTAGCGGCATGATTTTTTTCCTCATCAGTCTTATTGGGTAAATAAAGCTCCATATAATCTAAGGCGATAAGCTTCGGAGTTTTAGATATCGCACCATCTAAATACGAGGTGAGGGCGTACGCAGCCCTGGAGACAGCATCAACTCTTTTTTCGAGAGTTTCGTCATCTTTTATCTTGTGAGACGCAAACGAAATCAAGTTTCCCTGCGTCGCGAAAAATTTATCGACCTTGCTACGGATCACTGCCTCTCTTGAATCAACGCGGGCTAAACAGGATTGCCTAAAGCTCACCGAAGCCGTCTGAGTGGCTGATACCCAGCTTATCCCGGCAGTTATGACTATCCCGAGGAGAGTGAATTTAACCGCACGGATATCAGTCTTTTCTTTTCCATCCTTATTAGTAGTCATCGCGCAGCTCGCTCTGAGTGAGAAGTTACTGCTCGCAAACAGTAAAGCACCTAAACGCAGGCTGGGCCTGCATCCTCGTCTCTGGGAGACAACCAATGCTGAAGTTCCAACTGGACACCCTTGATGGCGTCGACGAATCCGTGCGCGCGCTGTACACCGAAAAAGACGGCAAATTCGTGCTGAGCATCGAAGGCTTGCCGCAACAGGAAGACGTTTCTGGCTTGAAAGCCAAGGTCGACGAGCTGCTCGGCGAGAAGAAAGCTGCAGACAAGGCCCGCAAGGATGCCGAAGAGGCAGCACGCCTGGAGCGTGAAGAAGCCGCGCGCAAGTCCGGCAACGTCGAAGAGCTCGAAAAGTCCTGGTCGGAAAAGTACAGCCGCCGCGAAGCTGAGCTGAACGGTTTGCTCGAGCAGGAGCGTGGCAGCCTCGGGGGTCAGATCCGGGATCTGACCGTGGGCCGCACCGCGACCGACATCGCAGCAGCATTGGCAATCCCAGGCAGCGCCAAAGCGTTGCTCCCTCACATAGAACGCCGCCTGAGCGTTGAACTGCGTGACGGTAAACCCACCGTCGTGGTTCTCGATCAAGCCGGCAAGCTCTCGGCGGCCACGCTGGATGAGCTGAAAGCAGAATTCACCAACGACACGGCGTTCGCGCCGCTGATCGCTGGCAGTAAGGCATCGGGCGGCGGGGCTGCTGGTGCCGGGAATGGCGGCGGGGCCGCAAAAGGCAACATCGGCGGCACTAAAACGGAACGCACGGCGGCAATCGCCAGCAAGTTCCCGGACCTCCCTCTCAATTAAGGAATAACCCATGTCCCTGTCTCAAATGCAGGTCTTCAACGATTACGTCATGCCGGCGACTCTGGAGACCCTGGACCAAATGCTCGCGGCGTTCAACGCTGCCAGCAACGGAGCGATCGTGCTGTCTCCGGACGGCTTCACCGGCGACTTCCTGCAAGAATCGTTCTTCCAGAACCTTGCTGCCGCTCAGCGCCGCGTGAACCGTTACGCCGCTCAGGCTGCGGTGACTCCGGTCGACCTGACAGAACTGCAGAACACCACCGTGAAGGTGGCTGGTGGCTTCGGCCCGGTTCGCTACGAGCCATCTCAGATGACCTGGCTGCAGCGTCCGACTGCTCAAGGCATCGAAGTGGCATCGCGCGCGTTTGCCGAAATCCTGCTGAAGGATCAGTTGAACACCGCTATCGCCGCGCTGGTAGCCGCGATCACCGGTCAGGCCGCAGCTGTCAACGACGTGTCGGCAACTGCTGGCATCACCCAGGCGGGCCTGAACAGCTCGCACGCCAAGTTCGGCGACGCCAGTCAGAACCTGGTTGCTCAGGTCATGACCGGCAGCACCTGGCACAAGCTGGTCGGCCAGAACCTGGCCAACGCCCAGAACTTGTTCCTGGCTGGCAACGTTCGTGTTGTCGACATCCTCGGCAAGACGTCCGTGGTCACCGATGCTCCTGCGCTTTCCCAGACCGGCACGCCGAACAAGGAAATCATCCTCAGCCTGGCCTCCGGCGCGGCACTGGTTCATGACAGCCGCGACATCATCTCGAACGTCGAGACCAGCAACGGCCAGACGCGCATCGAGACCACCATTCAGGTCGACTACACCTTCGGCCTGGGCCTGAAGGGTTACACCTGGGACACCGCTAACGGCGGCAAATCGCCTACCAGTGCGGCGCTGGCCACCGGCACCAACTGGGACAAGACGGCAGCCAGCATCAAGGACACCGCCGGTGTTGCCCTGATCGGTGACGCCTCCAAGTAACCCCTGATGTCCGAGCCGGGACGTGTGCCCGGCTTGGCGGAGATGCAAACATGAGCGACAACAACATCTGGTATCTGCCGGGTCCATTTCACCGCTACGAAGGCGACGTGAAGGCGCAGGCCAAGAAGGCCGGTCTGATCATCGTCGACGCGAACGTGACGGACAGTCGTGACGGTGCTGCTGAAAAAACGCCCACTGCCAAGCTGAAGCAGGAATGGACAGCCAAGTCTGAAAAGACCGGTCCTGAAAACGATCCGAAGAAAATGAACGTTGAAGACCTGCGCGCTTGGCTGACGGCAAAGGGCATCGAGTATGATGCCAATGCACTGAAGCCGGACCTTCAAGCCCTCATCCCAGCGGAATAACCCATGGCACTCATCACCGAGGACGGTACCGGCAAGCCTGATGCCGAAAGCTACGCCAGCGCTGCCGATTTGGTCATCTACGCCGGAAAGTTCGGCGTGACGATCCCGGCAGACGGGCCAGCGCAGGAAGCATTGCTGCGCCGGGCTGCCTTGGCGATGGACGGCATGACGTGGAAGGGCAGGAAGACGTCGAGTGATCAGGCTCTGGCCTGGCCTCGACGTGGTGTCGAGCTGGATTGCGAGATCAAGCCCGACAACTACCTGCCAGCGCGCATCGAGTACGGGCAGATGGCCTTGGCCGCCGAGATTCACGCGGATGACATCGACCCAATCGAGCAGCGGAAGGGCGCGGTCACGCTGGATCGCGTAGAAGGCGCTGTTACCCGGGAATATGCGGTAATCCCGAGCAATAGTTCGCGACTTCTCCCAGCAGCGCCGGATCGACCGAGTGCGACGCAGTTTGCTGACTATCTTCTGAAGCGCGGGTTGTTCGCTGTGCGGGCCTGAACTAGTGTTCTTACCTCCATACACCGGAGGTAGTTATGCATCAGGACGACAAAGCAGCATGGGATCAGTATTACGCGGCAGCGATTATCGCGGTCGCATCTACTCCAAAGAAAGATACAGGGTCACCGCTGGACAGTCTCAACTCAACACCTCAAGCCTTAGCCAACAAGGCTGCGATGCTTGCTGACTTGATGCTGGCGGAGCGCCGAACTCGGTAGTCTTCTTTAAAGTTTGCTTGAGGAGCATCATGGCCTTCTACGACGAGATGGCCGTGATGGCCCTTGAGCTGATCACCGAGTTTGGTCAGCCCGTAACCCTTCGCGACACTGTGAAGGGCGGCTACAATCCAGCCACTGGCACCACCAGCCCGGACACAATCACAGAGCGGACCGCGCAAGGCATCCTGCTCGACTTCACCGGCCAAGAATTCCAGACCAACAGCCTCATCAAGGTCGGCGACAAGAAATTGAAGATCGCCGCGAGCGGGCTCAGTTCGCCTCCGCTCCTACTCAGCAAGGTGATCGTCCAGGGTAAGACCTGGTCAATCATCCCGCCGCTGAAAGAAATCAACCCAGCCGGTACGCCGCTGCTCTACGAGCTGCAGGTGCGGTCATGAGCCGGGTGGGTGCCGGCCAGTCCGGCAGCTTCGCGCTGAGCCTGGCCCAGTTCGCTGAGCAGGCCAAGGAAGCAATCGACGCGAGCCTGCGCGAGATCGTTATCGAACTCGGCAGCAGCGTGATCCGCATGTCGCCCGTGGGCAATCCAGAAATCTGGGCAGCCAACGTCGCGCACCGCGAGAAGAACACCCGCGAAGCCGACGGCTACGACTTCAAGGTTGCAGCCCGTAACACGGTCATCAACCTGACCGAATCGAATTTCACCAAGTCCGGAAAGCTCAAGAAGGGCGTCAAGTACGCCAAACCGTTGACTAAAGCCGAACGGGTCCAGAACTTCAACGTGAACGGTCTGGTTTCCGGCAAGGACTATGTCGGCGGGCGCTTTCGTGGCAACTGGATGTTCAGCATCGGATCGCCGGACAACACCACTACAGACGAGGTCGACCCGAGCGGGCGCAAGTCCACCGCGCGGATCGTCGACGGGGCGATCGAGTTCAAGGCAGGCGACACGGCCTACATCACCAACTCGCTGCCGTACGCGATACCGCTTGAGTTCGGTCACTCCCAGCAGGCCCCCGGCGGTATGGTCCGCATCACCGTCGCGCGCTTCCAGCAAATCGTGCTGGAGGCCATCAGGAACAACCAGTTATGAGCCATCAGATCATCCGTCGCATATACGAGCAGCGGCTTTCGGCTTGGGCGGCGCCGCGCGGCTTGCGGATCGCCTATCAGGGCGTGGTATTCGAGCCCGGTGACGACGAGACTTATCTGCGCGCCTTCTTGCTGCCCGCCGGCACAGACACCCAGACGCTGGAAGGCGCGGACCGGGTTTACACCGGCGTGTTTCAGATCAGCATAGTGTCACCGGCTGGCAACGGCACCGGCGATGCAGAAGAGCTGGTCGATGACCTGGACGACCTGTTCCCAACGTTCCTGCGACTTCAGCAGGGTGACTTCGAAGTGATGGTGCTGACGCCTGTTGAACCCGGGCCAGCCATTGTCGACGACACCACGCTTAGCGTATCGGCTTCGTTTCAGTACCGGGCCGACAGAGCATAACCCGCCCATTGGGCAAACCCAGAACCCCGCCGAGTGCGGGGTTTTTCATTTGTTTACGAGGAAAACCCAATGAGTGCCATTCTTCCCAACGGCTCGATCTTTGAAATTGCTGCCACCTACAGCGCGCCAAAGGCTTTCACTGCTATCACCAATGCCAAGCCTCCTGAAGTCACTTCTGCAGCCCACGGGTTCGACGACGACGATGTTTTGGTCGTAACGTCTGGTTGGACCCGCCTGAACGACAAGGTCGTGCGTGTGATCGGCTCCGATACCGACAGTTTCGATCTGGACGGGATCGACACCACCAAAACGTCCGTCTACACCGCCGGTTCGGGTCTCGGCTCTGTGCGTGCGGTCAGCGGCTGGGCCCAGATCAGCCAGATTACCGACAACAGCAGCTCCGGTGGTGAGCAGCAGTTCGCGACATTCGGCTTCCTGGAGGAGTCGGATGACCGTCAACTGCCTACCACCAAGAACCCGATCACCTTGTCGCTAACCGTGGCCGATGACGACAGCCTGCCATACGTGGCGGCGGTGGAAGCGGCTGACGACGATCGCGAGCCGCGCGTGCTCCGTCTGACCCTGCCAAACGGCGCGACCATCTACTACAACGCGTACGTTTCGATCACCCCAACTCCGACGCTGACGCGTAACAACGTGATGGCCCGCGTGATCACCCTGTCTCTCGCGTCCCGCCCAACTCGCTACAAGGCGGCCTAATCAATGGCGACCAAATTCAAAATCGCTCAGTCCGCCACATTCAAGGCGGACGTGGAAATTCCGCGCGTAGGCGGATCCACGGTGAAAGTGACCTTCGAGTTCAAGTATCGCAACCGCAAGGAGCTGGCCGCGTTGTTCGCTGGCTGGCAACAAGCGGCGAAGGACGACCAGGCACGATTCAAGGAGAAGGGCGATGACATCACCCTGATCGACATCACCGACGCGAACATCGAGCGGCAGGTCGAGCAGGTGAGTGAGCTTGTGGTGGGGTGGGGCTTTGAAGATAAGTTCACGCCTGACGCCATCCGCGCTTTGGTGGAAACCTCAGCCGGGGCCGGTGATGCGGTTGTCACTGCATACCAGAACGCCTTCGCGGTGGCCCGCCTGGGAAACTGAGAGCGGTCGCGCGGCTGATGTACGAAGCGGGGCCGTCGGATTCCGATCTGGCGGCCTTCGGGTTGTCGCGTGCCGATATTCCGGATGAAGAATTCAACGTCTTCCCAGATGCCTGGCCTGCCTTCCTTGCCTTCAACGCTATGTCCACGCAGTGGCGGACTGGATTCGGTGGCGCAGTCGGCTTGGACTATGCCGTTATCAGCGACGTGACCGCCTTCCTCGGTTTCACCAAAAAACAGACAGCCAAGCTGTTTCCGGACCTTCGGGTAATGGAAGCCGAGGCCTTGCTCGTCATGAGCAAATCGAAATAGCGGAGCACTCATGTCTGGCACAATCGCACAACTGGGGATAGAGGTTGATTCTGGCGATGCAGCCCAGGCCGCGACCGATCTGGACAAACTGACGGCGGCCGGTGTCAAGGCCGAGAAAGCAGCCGACGATGTCACCGCAGGCTTCAAAAAGACAGCTGACGCTGCTGACAAGTTGGCCGAAGCGGAAGCGCGTGCCGCTCAGGCGACCGATGAGGCGAAGGCTCGGCTGATTGAGGTAGCGAAAACTTCGCTCCAAAACAGCGAGTATTACCAGCGACTGACGACAAGCGTCAGCACCACTTCCAGCGCGATGGACGCCAGCCGCGATTCAACTGCAAGCCTGGCAGCATTACAAAAACGCCTGCAGGCTGAGTCTGACGCCCTCGTAGGAACAAATCAGCAGGGCGCAAAGGCTGCGAAAGATGCAGCCGCAGCGGTTGGCGTTCAGGCCGATGGCTTGCAGACACTTCTGGGGAAGATCAGCCCGGCATTGGCCGCGCTGCAAAAGCTGGACGACCAGCAGGAAGAGCTGAACAAGCACCGCAAGGCCGGGACCATCGGTGAGGATGAATTCAAAACCTACTCGGCGGACATCGATACCGCGCGCCAGAAAATCAAAGGTCTGGGTGACGAAACTCAGAAATTCAGCCTGAACACCAAAGGTGCGCGCGAGAACGTCCTGCAGTTGGGCAACGCCCTTGCCGAAGGCAACCTTCGTGTAGCTGCTCACAATATCCTGGAGATCGGGACCAGCGCGGGAGCTTCTGCGTTGCGTTTGGTTGCGATTCTTGCGCCCATCGCTGCGGTTGCCGCAGTCGTGGCCACCCTCGGCATCGCTTATTACAAGGGCAGCGAGGAAGCCGATAGTTACAACAAGGCGCTGGTCACAACCGGCAACGCTGCAGGCGTCAGTGCCAGTCAACTTGGCGCAATGGCGCGCCAGGTGAGCGCAACCGTTGGCACAACCGGTGCGGCCGCCGAAGTGCTTGCCACCTTGGCCTCCAATGGCAAGATCGCAGGCGACAGCTTTGGTGCAATCACCCAGGCTGCCATCGGCATGCAGGAGGCGACCGGAACTGCTGTCAGCGCGACCATTGCCGAGTTCGTGAAGCTGGCCGATGACCCCGTTAAGGCGTCTGCGGCGCTGAACGAGCAGTATCACTACCTCACAGCTTCGGTTTACTCGCAGATCGCCGCTCTGGAAGAGCAGGGGGACCATGCAGGGGCGGTAAAGCTCGCAACCGAGCAATACGCTGACGCGATCAACGAGCGAACTCCGAAGATCCTCGAAAACCTGAGCTTCTGGGAGCGCGGTTATCTGGCGGTGGTGAAAGCCGCAGACGGCTTGAAGAACCTTGGGCGCTCCGATATCGATACGGATATCGCCAACGCGCAGCGCGACCTCGACCAAGCGCAGAACGGTGACGTCGGCCTGTTTCAAAACAAGCAGGAGATGATCGAGTACTACACCGACAAGCTCACCTTCCTCAAGGACACGAAGGCTGCCAACGCTGACATCGCCAAATATGATGCCGAGCAAGCGAAAGCGCAGCAGGATTCGATCGGGGCCATGGCCAAGATCGATGCGCTCACCAAGTCTTCCTGGACCAATGAGCAGAAGCGCACCGACGCGGTAAAGGAATACAAGAAGTGGCTGGACGACATCCGGAAGACCGATCCGAATGATTCGCGGCTCAAACAGGCGACGGTCGACAAAAACCTTGCCAACATCAACGACAAGTTCAAGGACCCGAAAGGCCCGGCCAACCAGCTGAACCTGACCGGGTTTAACGACGCTCAGAACAACCTCAAGTCGATCACCGGCTACTACCAGAACCTCGAAAAGGAACTGGATTCGGCGCAGAAGGCTGGTCTGGTTTCCGCCGAGTCCTACAGCAGCCAGCGCGTTGCGATTGTTGAGCAGGAGAAGGGCGACCTCACCGCAGCATATGAGGCCGAAATCTCGGCGCTTGAGTCTGCTCGCGACAAGTCCTCCACCACAGCGCAGCAACGCATTCAGCTGGACGAAAAGATCGCGGATGCCCGGACCAGCATGGTCAAGGCGCAGAAGGATGCTGACACTCAACTGGAGGTGCTGGCCAACAACGAAAAGGGTCGGATCGATAAACAGACCCGCTCGATCACCCAGTATATTCAGGCGCTGGATCAGCAGCAGAAGGCGCTCGAACTTGCGGGGCAGCGCGCGGTGCTGGGAGTTGGTCGTGGTGATCGTCAGAACGCACTCAACGCCGAACTGAACAGCCAGCAAGATCGGTTTGCTCAGCAGTCGCTGGATCTGGCGAATCAAAAGTCTGATCCGTCGCGCAACATGTCTGAGGAGGAGTTTGCGAAGAAATCCCAGGCTCTGGTTGATGCCAACAAAAAGGCAACCGACCAGATCCGCCAGAACTATGCCGATGTGCAGACCGCTCAGGGTGATTGGACCAACGGAGCTACCTCCGCTTGGGAAAACTACCTCGACAGCGCGCGCGACATCGCCGGGCAGACGAAGACGCTCTTCACCAACGCCTTCAGCAGCATGGAAGACGCCATCGTCAATTTCGCGCTGACCGGGAAGCTTTCCTTCTCGGACTTCGCGAAGTCGATCCTTGCCGACATGGCCCGGATCGCAACACGCCAGGCCTCGTCTTCGCTGCTGAGCGCTTTGTTTGGTGCTGGGCTGAGCTACTTCGGCGGCGGAAGTGGTAACGGGCTGGCTGCTGGTTCCGCCGGCGCGACGTCCTCAAACCTCGGCGCATCGCAGGCAGGGTATTCATCCTCCTACTTTCCCCAAGCTAAAGGCGGCGCGTGGCTGGATGGTGTCCAGATGTTCGCCAACGGCGGCGCATTCACCAACGGCATTGTCAGTTCGCCCACAGCGTTTGGAATGTCGGGTGGCGGAGCCGGCGTGATGGGTGAAGCAGGGCCTGAGGCGATCATGCCGCTGACCCGTACGTCTGGCGGTGCTCTTGGCGTCCGCGCAATCGGTGGCGGTGGGTCCAACGTCCAGATCAGTGCTCCCGTAAGCATTTCGGTCGAAGACCGGAGCTCCGAGGGGTTGACGCTCGATCAGACGGCACTCGCCCAGAACCTGCAAATCCAGATCAAGCAGGCGGCCGATAAAGCCGTTGCTGATTCCTGGCGACCGGGCGGCGTCAGCTTCCGGCAGACAAGGACCTGACCATGGCTATTGAAACGTTCACCTGGCCGACTCAGTTCGGGGACGCGCCGGATATCAGCTGGCGCGTCCGGAAATCACAGTTCGGCAACGGCTACACGCAGAGGGTTGGCGATGGTCCCAATAACAAGGGTCAGTCGTTCCCCGTCACCTACACCGGCAGCAAGGCGACAGTCTTGGCGATCATGGCATTCCTTGACCGTCATGGCGGAGCCAAAGCGTTCAAGTGGACAACGCCTCTTGGCGAAGTCGGCCTCTACACCTGTGAGAAAGCAGTGCCGACGCCGCTTGGTGGCGGACAGTTCAAGCTCACCGCAACGTTCGACCAAGCATTCCTACCGTAAGGATCCACCATGCCGTTAATCAATGACCTGCAGGTTCTTGAGCCTGGCAGCGAGGTGCTGCTTTTCGAGTTGGACGGTTCCGATTACGGGGCGGACGTCTTGCGATTCCATGGTCACTCAATCCCGCATACCCAGGCCGAGATCATTGCGGCAGGCGATGATGCCGATCAACTGCCGGCGAAATCGATCTGGTGGCAGGGCGAGGAATACGGCGCCTGGCCGATGCAGATCGAAGGCATCGAGGCAAATGGCGACGGGACAGCGGTGCGTCCAACATTGTCAGTCGGCAACGTCAATGGACGAATCACGGCGCTGTGTCTCGCCTTCGAGGATCTGCTCGAGTTCAAGCTGACTATGAGGCACACCTTGGTGCGCTACATCGATGCTGTGAACTTCCCAGCAGGCAATCCCGAGGCCGACCCGACGCAGGAATCGATCGAGGTCTGGTACCTGGATCAAAAGACCAACGAAGACGGCGAAACCGTTTCGTGGGAGCTAGCCAGCCCGGGCGATGTTGGGGGCGAGTCAATCGGCAGACAGATGACCACGCTGTGCCACTGGTGCCTCACCGGCGGGTATCGCGGGCCGAACTGCGGCTACACGGGTCCGTACTTCGATAAGAACGGTAATCCCACCGATAATCCCGAACTCGACGAGTGCAATGGGCTGCTTACCACCGGCTGCGAGCCGCGTTGGGGTGCCAACAATGAGTTGCCTTTCGGCGGCTTTCCGGCCGTGTCCCTGATTGCCCGGAGCTAACCATGCTGAAACACATCTTCAAGGCCGTGCAGACGCACGCTGCCGCCGAGTATCCGCGCGAATGCTGCGGGCTGCTGATCAGCGTTGGTCGCAAGCAGCAGTACATCCCTTGCGCAAACACCGCGAGCGAGCCGAACGAAGAGTTCAGGATCGCGCCGGAGGAATATGCAGCGGCTGAAGACAAGGGCGAAGTCATCGGCATAATTCACTCGCATCCGGACGCGACCAGCCGACCTTCGCCGCGCGACCTCGCGATGTGCGAGGCGACTGAGCTGCCGTGGCACATCCTGAGCTGGCCTGAAGGCGATCTGCGCACCATCGTCCCTACCGGCAACACGCCGCTGCTCGGTCGACCGTTCGTGCACGGCGCCTGGGATTGCTGGCAGGTCTGCGCAGACTGGTACAAGCGTGAATGGGGGCTGGAGTTTGAGGTCTTCAAGCGCGAGGACGGTTGGTGGGAGCAGGCCGATGGCCCAAGCCTGTACGAGCAGGCCTACGAGGCCGCCGGGTTTCAGCGTGTTGGCACACCGCAGCGCGGCGACATGATCGTGATGGAAGTGGGGCGCACCAAACATCCTAACCACGCGGGGATCTATCTCGGCGCCGCTCCGGCGCTGCCCGGCGAGTCATCGGCAGTTCACGGCGCTGGGCCATTCTTGCTTCACCACATGTACGGTAAACCGTCAGAGATCATCGTTTTCGGTGGCCCCTGGCATGACAGAACACGCCTGATCCTCAGGCACAAAGACGCGAAATAATGGCGGCGCGTCTGAGGGCCATCCGTTAGTGCAATCCCTTACCTCCTCATGATAAATTTCTGCGAAATGGGATCGGGACAGCCGGGATGCAGCAGCCTAAATCAGAGATAGCGGATCTGTTCGCACAGCGACAGGCTATAAAAAATAGGCTTTCACAAACCTGCGCGTTGGATGAAGTCTCCATTGAGCGTCTGAAGAGGCGTTTCCGGAAGATGTTGAAATCTCCAACATTGAGTCAGGCCCAGCAGGCTGCTGTTTATCATGAGCTAGCATGTTTAGTTGGAACTCAGGGACGCTATACTGAGGCTGTTTCGTACATGGAGAGTTCAAGAGGTCTTGGCATGGATAAATTCGCCGTGAGTTTCACTACCGCGTACCTTGCGTTGCTAAACGGGCGCATCATTGATGCCCGGCTGCTAGTGGAGAATATTAGCTCCAGCGTATTGCCTCAAACCATTCCACTATTACGCGCTCATCAAGCTCAAGTAGGGATGCTGGGGGATTTTATGGCCGAAGAATCTTTGGACAGTGACTTCCAGCGCGAGGCGCTTGAAGCAAAAAAAGTTATCGGACGACTTGGTATAAGTGATTTCGAGATAACCCGAAGATTGGATGCAGCATGTACATTGATCCGATCTCATATCAACCATCCAATAATCTCCTATAAGCTCTTCGCGAGCGAAACTGAGGGGATTCTCTACCGTTTTTTGGTCAACGCTGGTACTAGTAAACTCGCCGATCTAAACGAGATGGTTTTGGATATGCTAATCGAGCGATTTGACGAAGAGATTGATAACGAGCTGTCTATCTTGGTTACTCCATGGTCACCATCTGACACTCAGATATCGGAGGAAGGCTACCTTGTCGGTGTCGTGTGAAGACTTTCTTTCCCAGAGCAAGAGGCTGTGCGAATCTCAAGACGAAATTGATTTTCGGTCCTCTATTAGTCGTGGCTACTACAGTGTTTATCACTCTGCAAGCCAGACTGCACAGCGTCTGCGGCTGCCCGAATCCAAGCGAACAGATGTTGGCGTGCATGAGCGCTTGATCTCAAGATATGAGGGGTTAGGTCCAGGGCTTCGAAAGATCGCCCGCCGATTGAGAGACCGTAAAAGGTTGAGAGCAATGGCAGATTATCAGCTGAGCGAACAAGTTTTACCCGGGGAGGCGGCGCTCAGCCTTCTGGAAGCCACGCGACTAATTGCAGACTTGAATAGAATCGGAGCCTCTACCGAGGCAAACGCTGAACGATAACAGCGCGTTTTGTTGCTGGGATAAGCAGTGCTACCCTCGGCCCTTTCTCATTGAGGGATCATCATGCGAATTTTTATCGGGGCGCTGGCTGTTGCCCTGCTGGCTGGGTGTGTTTCGCCAAGTGATTTGAAAAGCAATACACCGACAACCAGCGCAACCACGAAGAAGACTCCCAAGCAGTATGCAACCTGCGTGTTTCCACGATGGCAGGATGCCCGATCTGAGGCCGTAATGTCCGAGACCGCCGATGGATATCGTTTAGTCATCGGCGCGATGCAACTGACGGACGAGCTGCTGGAAGTGAAGAAAACCGCTTCTGGCAGCCAGGTGACGTTCTACCAACGTTTAGCTTGGATGCCTGGCGTCGGACGATCAGCTATCGAGGCGGCTGTGAAAGACTGCCTCTGACCAAAAACGGGCCACCTTCGGGTGGCTTTTTATTGAGGGCAAGAAATGTCAGCGAGTGCGGCAAGTTACAGTCCCCTGACGACTATCCTGTTGTCTGGCTCTCTCGCAAAGCGGTTTGGCCGGACGCACAGACGACAGATAGATTCGGGTCAGGTTTGGGAAGTATTCAAGGCTCTGAAGGCAACCTTGGAAGGCTTCGACGACGAGATCAAAAAGCTAGACCGGCTCGGCATGCGTTTTGCGATCTTCCGCAATCGTAAGAATGAAAGAGCTGACGGCTTTGATCTTGGGGGCACAAGGGAGGTCAGGATCGTCCCCGTAGTCTCCGGCAGTAAGCGAGCAGGTATCCTGCAGACGATCATCGGCGCCGTGATCTTTGTGGCATCTTTCTTTGTACCAGGCATGCAGGGCTGGGGGCAGTCGCTTGGCGCATCGTTGGTCCTCGGCGGCGTCATCCAAATGCTCAGCCCACAGGCCTCCGGCCTGAAACAAAGCGCCGCACCTGAAAACATGCCCAGTTACGCCTTTGGCAGCGCCAGAAACACAACTGCAAGCGGAAACCCTGTCCCTATCTGCATCGGCCGCCGGCGCTGGGGCGGGGCAATCATCAGCGCCTCGATCTACGCCGAAGACAAAACCTGATCCTGAACAGGAAGACCCGACCGCCAATTGGCGGTTTTTTTATGCCTGGAGAAAAGCATGGGCGCAGCTGAACGAATCGACATCACCGGCGCCAAGGGCGGCAGCAGCAGCCCCAAGACTCCCATCGAGGCTGCTGACAGCCTGCGCTCCACAAACCTGGCCAAGATCCTGATCGCGGTGGGTGAGGGCGAGTTCGACGGCGTGCCGACGGCTGCAAACATCTATCTGGACAACACGCCGATCAACGATGCGAGCGGCAACGTCAATTTCCCCAACGTGAAGTGGGAGTGGCGTACCGGCGCGGTCGATCAGACTTACATCCCGGGCATCCCATCGGTCGAAAACGAAACGACCGTAAACGTCGAGCTGCGCAGTGACACAGCGTGGGTCCGCTCGCTGACCAATACCCAGCTTTCTGCCGTGCGCCTGCGTTTCGCCTGGCCCGCCCTCCAGCAGCAGGATGAAAACGGCAACGTCGGTGGCTATCGCATCGAGTACGCGGTAGATGTCGCGACCGACGGCGGCTCATATCAGCAGGTGCTCGATGAAGCCGTGGACGGCAAGACCACCACTCGCTATGAGCGGTCGCGCCGCATCGATTTGCCAGCGGCCACATCAGGCTGGCAGATCCGCATTCGCCGCATCACGCCCAACCAGAACACCAACAAGATCGCTGACACCATGTTGGTCGCCGGTTACACAGAGGTGATCGACGCGAAACTGCGCTACCCGAACACCGCGCTGCTCTATATCGAGTTCGACGCCGAGCAGTTCACCAATATTCCGGCCGTGACGGTGGACTGCAACGGGCGCAAATGGCAGGTTCCGAGCAACTATGACCCTGTCGCGCGCAGCTATTCAGGCGTGTGGGATGGCACCTTCAAGTCGGCGTGGACCAACAATCCCGCGTGGGCGACATTCGGGATCTGTACGGTAGATCGTTTCGGCCTTGGCAAGCGCATCAAGCCGTTTATGGTCGACAAGTGGGAGCTTTACCGGATCGCACAGTATTGCGACCAGTTGGTGCCGGATGGTGTCGGTGGACAGGAGCCGCGATTCCTCTGCGACATGAATCTTCAAGGCAAGGCCGAAGCATGGACGCTGCTGCGGGATATCGCTGCCATTTATCGGGGTATGACGTACTGGGCCGAAGGCCAGATCGTGATGCAAGCCGACATGCCGCGTGCGCAGGACATCGACTACGTTTTCACCCGCGCGAACGTGATCGATGGCAAGTTCTCGTACGGCAGTGCATCGACGAAGACCCGGTACACCCGGGCTATCGTTAGCTACGACAACCCGGCGAACAACTACGACACCGACGTCACTGCTTTCGCCGATCCTGAGCTGCAACGTCGCTTTGGTGACAAGCCTGTCGAGATCAGCGCGATCGGCTGCACCCGTGCGTCTGAAGCGCAGCGCCGTGGTAAATGGGCGGTGATGAGCAACAACCAGGACCGGACCGTTACGTTCAAGACCGGTATGGAGGGCGAAATCCCTCTGCCTGGCTACATCATCCCGATCGCTGACTCGCTGCTGGCAGGTCGCGAAATTGGCGGGCGTATTTCTGCCGCCGCCGGACGCGTCGTGACGCTGGACCGAGATACCCTGGCCAAGGCTGGGGATCGTCTCATCATCAACCTGCCGAGCGGAAAGGCTGAAGGCCGCACGGTTCAGTCTGTTGCCGGTCGCGCGGTGACGCTGACCACCGCTTACAGCGAAACGCCGGCGCCGCAGCTGCAATGGGCGTTGGACGCCGATGACCTCGCAATACCGCTGTACCGCGTCCTGAGCAGAAAGCGGACGACCGAAGGTGATTACGAGTTCGCGGCACTGCAATTCGAGCCCGGCAAGTTCGCTTTCATCGATACCGGCGCGAAGCTGGAGGAGCGGCCGATCAGCGTTATCCCGATCACTGTCGTTCCAGCCCCGGGCAGCGTTACGCTGTCCGCAACATCTGCGATTGACCAGGGCATCGCCGTCACCACGATGACGATCACCTGGCCTGCCGTAAACGGCGCTGTCGGGTACGACGTCGAATGGCGCAAGGACAACGGTAACTGGATCAAGGTACAGCGCACCGGTAGCACCAGTGTCGACATCACCGGTATTTACTCGGGCGGCTATTTGGCCCGTGTACGCGCCGTCAGCGCCTATGACATTTCGTCGACCTGGCGCTCGTCGAACCTGACACAGCTGAACGGCAAGGAAGGATTGCCGCCTGCGGTCACTTCCTTGACCACTGAAAGCCTGATCTTCGGCATCGGCCTGAAATGGACTTTTCCAGCCGGAGCCGAGGACACTCAGCGGACCGAACTCTGGTACAGCGAAGCGCCTCAGCTGGATAGCGCGACCAAGCTTGCGGATCTGGCCTACCCGCAATCCGACTACACCATGCAGGGTCTGAAGGCAGGGCAATCGTTTTTCTTCTGGGCGCGCCTCGTCGACCGCACCGGTAACGTCGGCCCATGGTTCCCGACCGCTCCCGGCTTCGTAAACGGTCAGGCGAGCTCCGATGCTGATGACATCCTCGACTATCTGGTCGGCGAGATCACCGAAAGCCAACTGGGTCAGGAGTTGCTGTCGGAGATCGGCAAGATCGGCGGTGACGGCCCGGGTTCGGTTAATGAACGCCTTGACCAGGTAAGGACCGACCTGGGCGACCAGATCACCGGCGTCAGCAACACCGTGACCGAAGTGCAGAACGAGCTTCAAGCACAGATCGATCAGATTGCGGATCTGGCTGACTCGATGCCTTACAAGGCCGACCAGACATACACGGCCGGGCAGGGCGTGCTCGGCGCTGACGGGATCATCTATCAGGCGACCCAGAACGTACCGAAAAACACGGCACCGCCGAACGCCACCTACTGGCTGAACGTTGGCCAGGCGGTGCAGACAGCGAACGGCCTAGCCGCGCGCGTCACCACCGCTGAAACCAAGATCACCAGCATCGAGGGCGTGAACACCGCGCAGGCGAACCAGATCACCGGCCTGCAAACCTCGCTGGATGGCAAAGCGTCGTCCACTGCTGTCCAGAGCCTGACGACCCGGGTCACGACCGCGGAGGGAACCCTCAGCAGCCAAGGCACGGCGATCACCGGTCTGAACAGCAGCCTGACAACCACAAACCAGAACGTCACGGCAGCACAGAACGCTGCGAACGCGGCGAACACGCTGGCAGGCGGGAAGGGCAAGGTCATCGTTCAGTCGGCGGCGCCGGCCGCTGCCGATCAGTTGGCGCAGAACCTGTGGATCGACATCACTGGCAACGCGAATACCCCGAAACGCTGGACAGGGAGCGCGTGGGCGGCAGTTACAGACAAGGCGGCGTCGGATGCGGCTGCGGCGGCTGCAAGCGCTTTGGCGCAGGTGGCGACCAAAGCCGAGGCTGCAACTGTCCAGGCGCTGAGCAACACGGTTACTCAGCAGGGGACTGACCTGACGGCGGCCGGGAATGCGATCACCAACATCACCTCGAATCTGTCGAGCGTGGGCGGCGAGAACCTGATCTTTAACCCGTCTTTTGATCGGGTCACCTCGCCAGCCACCACCGCGGATGGCTGGCTGATCAGTTCCACTGCAGGGGTTACCGCTACGCCTAGCTTGGTCGCTTCGGCGCTTGACCCGGCTGGTCTCGCCCAGCGAATCGACATATCTGGCTTGTCGAACAGTCCTGCCACGCTCTACACCGACTTAACGCCGATCGCCACAAAAGCGGTCTCAGTATCTGAAGGTCAGGTGATGACCTATTCGGCTTACGTGAGAGGGACTGCCGGGCTCGCCGTGGTTCTGCTGATTCAGGCCCGGAACTCCGGGAATACAGGCATCGCGACTGTTACCGGAAACCTAGTGGTTCTTACTGGCTCGTGGCAGAGAGTGACGCTGACCTCGACTGCGCTTCCAGCCGCAACGACAAAAGCACAGCTCTATTTCCGAGTGCGCGCCAGTGCGCAGACGGCAGGTTTTGTTGAAGTGGATAGAGCTCAGGCTGAAATCTCTACCGTTGCTACCGGATGGAAAGATAACGGACAGGTATCGGCAGCTGATATCAGTACTCAGGCAGCGGCAACCACAGCGCTGACCGCGCGCGTAACCCAGACTGAAACCGGTTTGACGAGCGTTAGCGGTCAGCTCACCCAGTTGAATAACAGTGTCGGCAGCATGGGTGGCGACAACCTCTTGCCGAACAGTTCGTTTGATCAGCTGACGGCAGACGGCACCCGTCCAGCTTGGTGGCGCTCCGATGCAAGCACCGCAGGAACAAACGTAGTCACGCAGGTTGACTCGCCGTTAGCATTGAGCGCCAAGGCGGTGCGCTGCGCTGTGGCTACACTTGCGAACGGTGGCTACATGGGGCTTACGTTCCAGATCGCTGACGGAGATCGCCCAAAAGTCACTGCGGGGCAGAGCTATACGATGAGCGTTTATGCTCGCCTGTCCAGCGCGTCTGCAAGATTTGCGATGTATGTGCAATGGATCAATGATGCCGGCACTGTAATTTCAACATCGCAGTTGGCAGAGACCGCAGTAGGAACCGCTTTTACTCGGTTAAGCTTTACGGCTACAGCGCCGGCAGGTGCTGTACGTGCGCAAGTTTTCCCGGCTCGCTGCATCAATCGATCCGGCGCTACTGCTGACATGTGGGTGGAGTTAGACAACGTACAACTGCAAGAGGGTTCAACCCTCACGGCTTATTCGGCATCGGTTCAGGCCACCGCAACGCAAACTGCTGCAACCTCTGCCGCTGTCGATTCTCTTACATCCAGCGTGACCCAGCTGGGCACGACCTTGACTAGCGTCGCTGCACGCACCACGACGCTTGAGAACGCCGTAAACAGCACCGCTGATGGACTCGCAACCAAGGCCAGTGCGGCTGCATTGCAGACGTTGACGAACCGGGTAACAAGCGCCGAAGGCGTTAACACGGCTCAGGCGTCAAGCATCACCGATCTGCAAACCTCAGTGGGCACGATCCAAGGCGCGCTTGGGGCCTCTGGCCTTGATCCGGCAGAGAACGCGACGTGGAACTTCGACAGCACTGTAGACGGATGGGCGGCAGCTAATGCCTCGATCACAACAAATGCTGGGTATGTAACGGTTACTGCTACCACTGCAGACCCTCAGCTCACCCGTTCGGCAATCTCGGTTCAGGGCGCACTCTATCCGATCATCCGAGCCAAGATCACGCGGCGAGCTGGTGCAGTTGGAGATTGGGATGGTCAGCTGTTTTATGTGACGTCTGGCCATGGATTTTCTGGCAGTTATCGCAAAGTGGCTGCCAACCCAAACCTAGCGGTAGGGTCGAGCGCCGTTGTTGAGTGGGACATGAGCGCGCTCACAAACGGCGGAACAGATTGGCTGAGCAACACTATCACCAGCCTGCGAATCGACCTTGGATCGACTGTAGGCGGTTCGTTCGACATCGACTGGATCGTTGTCGGTCGCGTGGGCCCTGCCGCATCAAGCCGGGCACTGCAATCGCTGACATCGACTGTCACCACGCAGGGCGCAACGCAGACGTCGCAGTCCCAGCAGATCACCAGCCTGCAGAGCACGGTCGGCGGCAATACCGCTCAACTCCAGCAACAGGCGACGACGATTGCGGATTCTGCTCACCAGATTGCAGCTTCGTACAGCGTCCGACTGGCCCTCTCGTCTGGCGGTCAGTACTACGCCGCTGGGTTTGGCCTGGGGCTCGATAACAGTTCCGGCGCGTTGCAGTCCTCATTTGTCGTCAGTGCCGACCGGTTTGCCGTGCTCAACACCGTAGCGGGCAATGTTCTGACTGCCCCGTTTGCGGTGGTCAACGGGCAGACCTTTATCAGCGATGCGTTCATTCAGGATGGATCAATCACCAATGCAAAGATTGGCGAGGTAATCCAGTCGAACAACTGGGTTCAAGGGCAAACGGGATGGGCCATATCGAAAACGGGGTACTTCGAGATGAATGGCGCTACGCCAGGGGCTGGGCGGATCGTGATAACCGGAAGCGGCGTCAAGGTATACGACCAGAACGGAACCTTGCGTGTTCAGCTTGGCAACTTGGGGTGAGTGATGGCTTATGGAATGAGAGTGTGGGGCGCCGATGGCGCCCTGCAACTGGACGAAAACTCTTTCACTATTCGAGTAGTGCTGTCTCAGGTAGTCAGCTTCGGCATTGAACGCGGAGTGCAAAGTTTTTCAGTACCAGGATGCACGCCGGACAATGCGAATGCCGTTGTTATACCCATAGGTAACTACGGTAGTAATGATCGACAGTTCGAAGTCTTGGTGGGAAACGGTGTGGTCGAGGTAGCGAACTGGATGAGAAATTCGCCTGCCATATTCAACACGGCTTCGGGCTCGATGCGACTCATTGTGATGAGGTTCAAATGACCTACGGCCTCAGCTTCACCAACAATCAGAATACCGTCATTCTTGACGCTGAGTTCGCCCGGCTTTGCGTCATCTCCGAAGGTCGGTACGCAGCTAATCAGGAAGGTGGTCTTGGCTCGCTGACCACGTTCGTCAGGCCTGTGACCTCGCAAGAGCCCCCGTTGGTATTCATCCGGCCAGACACCACAAACGTCATCGCCGCAGCAGGGAAGATGTATTTGACGGGAGGCCCGGGGAATTGGACCGGGTTCTATGTCAGGACTTATGGAGTTACCACGGCGCAGCCAAACGGGCGTTACTTTGTGGCGGCATTCGCGGCCCAACCTGTGGCCAACTATGGGTTGAGGTTATGGGACGGGGCGGGCAAGTTGCTGTTCGACAGCGGGACACAGGCAGCCTTGTTCACTCGATCATTCTCGAACTGGACGTACGTTAAGTCCGAGCAAACGCCAACCACCTCTTATCGAAACTATTATCGGGTGGATTTCAATTTCCCTGAGAACGAATATCTCATGATTAATTCGTTCGGAATGACTTTGCTTTCAGGAGGTTCTGAGGGCAGAAACCTGTTCACCTGGTGGGACTTCGCAGGAGGAAACATGTACGCCATCACGGAGGCGTTTAGTAACCCCTTTGATTTTCATCTTCCGGCCGTGTTCGCAAAGATTGCTGGCTGAACAATTCGTAAGCTACATGACCATTTTGCTAATGAACCTTCCAAACCAATGGAGCGTTACCATGCCCTACATCGTAATTAACACCAGCAACAGCTACGACCCAAGCAACCAGACCGAGTACGCCACCGAGGCAGAAGCGGACGCTAAGGCCCGCGAGATCCTGCAGGCGTTCCCCCAGTCCAACATGCGGACCGCGCAGTTGCTCAAGACTTACCGCGCACAGGTGACCATCACGGCCGAAGACGTTCCTGAGCAGGATCAGCCGGCCGAGTAACACAACGCTCACCAATGCGCGCCAAGTGCGCTTTGGGCCGTCATAGTTGGACGGATTCTAATCAGTACTGCTTACGCCGCACTTGGATATCGCCACGCTGGTATTGCTGATAACCGGTGTAAGGAATCAGGATCGTGTCCGCGATTGCGGAAGCAACGAGATCGAGGGCAATTGGCGTTACGGCCCAGTGAGGACCAGACCGGGGTGGGCTGTTCAGGTTGCAAAACTGATAACTCATTCCGCTGTAAGCCCGGGGGATTGTGTGGCAGTTGGATTGCCACTTCGCGAGGTCGTCAGCCGCGCCTTTCTCGTCGTTTAGCGTCTTCATCGTGCCGCAGCCAGATAGTGCTGCAACGAGGCCCAAGACGATCCATATCCTCATTGGTCTTTCTCCATATTTGGTGAGGTACCAATCATAGCTGTTTGAACGAGCCCGCTGCATGCGGGCTTTTTTTCGCCTGGAGAAAAATATGGACGCAACCGAGAAAGACCGTGATGTGCTCGCGCGCACGCTATTTGGCGAAGCGCGCGGAGAAGGCCTGGCAGGAATGATCGCCGTCGCGTGGACTATCCGCAACCGGGTGGATGACGGAAAAGGCAATTCATGGTGGGGCGAGGGCTATACCGGCGTCTGCCAGAAGCCATACCAGTTCAGCTGCTGGAACAAGAACGACCCGAACTATCCGTACCTGAGTGGCGCGAAGCCGATCCCGGCGGCGGAGTTTACCATGTGCCGCCTCGCAGCCGAGCAGGTGATTGGCGGGCTGAAGCCTGACCCCACCGGTGGCGCTACTCACTACTACGCGACCACCATGCCGAAGCCACCGGCCTGGGCTGCCAAGGCGAAGCAGACGCTGAAAATCGGTCACCACATCTTTTTCAGGGACGTGCCATGAGCCCAGCTGCTGCGCTTTATCTGAAGATCGGCGGCGCGCTGGCGGTCCTCCTCAGCATCGCGGCGATTCTCTACGGCGCCTATCACCACGGCGAATTGGTGGCCGATGCGCGCTGGCAGCTGAAATGGGCCGATCAGCAGACACTTCAGGCCAAAGGCCTCGCCGCTGCTACGTCCGAAAACCGAACCGAAGAACAGCGCCGCCAGACGGCGGTCAACCAGGTGGGAAATGATGCGAGACAACAACAGGCTGTTGCGACTGCTGACGCTGTCAGTGCTGATGCTGCTGGCGACCGGGTGCGCGACCAAGCAGGAAAACTGGCTGCCAGCGCAAGTTGCACCACCGGCGATCCCGGCGCTTCCCAGCGAAGCGAAACAGCCACTCGCGCCGCAATGGTGCTCTCCGACCTGTTCCAGCGCGCTGACAAAAGAGCGGGAGAACTGGCAAAAGCTTATGACGCCGCCCGAATAGCGGGATGGGCCTGCGAGCAATCTTACAAGTCAGTAGCGGGCGATCGTGGCGGGTAACAGAGATTGAACAGCCTCTATCAGCGTATTGATAGGCCATGGCTTCTGAAGGTAGGTCACGCCCTCCGGAATGGATGACGTATCAAGTTCGTAGCCGCTGGTGAGAATGACCGGTACGTCAGGCCATTTATGTCGAACCATAGACGCGAGCTCCGCACCTTTAATCTGGCCCGGAACGCCATGGTCTGTGATGAGCAGTGAGCATTTTCCGCGGGATTCCACGACATGCATCAATGCATCGTCCGCTGTAACAAACGTCACAGTTTCTGCCTCAACGTCCACGAGGAGCTCAGTCATCAGCGTTCGTAGAAGGGGGTCGTCTTCGACAATCACGATCTCCCTGGCCGGGGGAAAAGTCTCCGTTCGGTCCGGTTTCACGACGTCCTCCAAACATGTGTGCCAGGCTGATTCAAAGCTCGCAGGGAGAAAAATAGCAGCCTTTCAGACGGTCAGCTACCGATGTTGCCGACAAATAATCTGTGCTAGTTAGGGCTTTTCACCAAATCAGCTTCTGCGGCTCAGTGCATGCCGTGCAACTCAGCTCCCCTAATCGTAAATTCACGGCGTTTTCGAATAGCACATACAGCGCTTCAATCTCAAAATCATACAACCCGCTTAAAACCTCAAAGCCCCGCACGACACCTTCGGCGAGCAAGCCAGACTGAACGACAGTATTGTTATCACTGGCGTCATTTATTAACTTTAAAATCCGGAGACACTCAGCCTTCACTGAACCTGGCAGGTCATCTTGATCTAGGATCATCGCTGCCTCCGTTTGAAGGAATCGAGTTGTACTGTGGGTATAGGCTATTTGGAGCGCTTTGCGGTTACCACTCGGCATATCGGGCACTCTGCTATCGCGCCCATATTGCCAGCATTGCCGTCACGATCCATACACATAAAATGCCGCCCACACGGATTTGGGCGAAACCATGGACCTTCGACTTGCTGGGTTATCCTTTCTCCTGACCCTCACCTGGGTAGGCATCGTCCTGAGCCTGTTCTGGATCTACGTCTGATCCCTCCGTCGCAAATCACCTCATACAGTATTGACCCGTGCCCTGTGATTCTCATTAACTGGACGCATATACAGTATTGAGCGACCGCCATGCATTTTCTTGTAACCCCTCGCCGACGCCTTGGCGTGGCGCTGACTGCCAAAGAGGTCAGAGACGCCACACCTATAAAGGGTGACGTCCAGATGAATGAATCAGGCAACAGCACCCTGGGCCGCGGAACGGTCGAGGCATTCATCATGAGGACAGGAGCAGGACCTGACATTCTTCCGCGACTGCTCGACGCGAAGGTCACCGGGCTGGGGACGACTGGCTTAAACATCACGGGTGTTGAGGAAGTCGACGGTGCTTTCTATTTCCAGTCGTGGTGGTGTCGGTTTGGTTGAGAATCCTCTGGCTGATTGGCGGGTCGCAATCAAGGCTCGCGATGATTTGGTCACCGATCCGGAGGCTCATCGGCGAAAGCTTGTCGAACTGGCCATGCTCGCGCGCCGCCGGAACCAGGTCAGCGCCGAAGAGCTGAACGAAATGCTCGAGCGTTCCGATGCCGCCAGACTCTGGGGATTGCTCGAATGGGAGGAGGCTGAACTCATCGGCATTTTTGATGGAGGCAGGTGCCTGGAGGATGGCATTTAA